CATAGCGCCACTTTTACACTCTAATAGTGCCACTTTTATCATGCAATAGCGCCACTTTTATACTCTAATAGTGCCACTATTGGACTGTAAAAGTGGCACTATCGTTAAGCATTGGTGCTGTTTGCTCAGCAGAACACCATAAAAACAGCCTTTCGATTCTCTAGAATTGATTTTTATTTTGTAACATGTTTTTACTCTTTGTACGATATTTGCATGGCGGACGGCGGACACCGTCCGAGTTAGGAATTTTGAGTTTTGAATTAGGAATTGTGCGCCAAGGCGCATTTTGAATTATTCAGTTTTGAACTGAGAGGATGAAACCTGTCTTCATGTCTTCTTGTCAAAAACATGTTTTTCTGTCAAAACTGCCAAGATTCACAAGCAGCCAATGCAAACATAGGAGGCTATGGCGTCCCGCCGTAGCCACGCACCCACAAATGCAAGCATCGCTCATCACATGGTGCGTTGGAGTCTCCCACAGATCTCGCAGAACAACACAGATTTCTTTATCATAGTTCGGAAACCACCACGCAAATCTATCTCCGCTCCATCAGAACCTCAGAAGTGGATGACGCCAACGCCAGAATACTTGCAGCAATCTGAGACCCTAAAATGAATGAATATTAATGGATATACAAAAATAAAACAATTTGAACTAATATTTTGTATCTCTACATAAGAGATACAGAAAATCACGTAACCGACTGATAATCCGATAAGGTAGATAAGGCTGCTTCAAACTTTTACTCAATCTAAGACAATTTTCTCAGAATATAACGAATAATTTAACTACCGTAATTCGCTAATTTACATTATTTTTCGTACATTTGCAGCATGATTCTGTATCTCTTATGTAGAGTTTCAGAATCTCGTGTTGAAAATAGAATATATTATGGCTTTCATATAAGCAGAAGGTATATGATAATACGATTTGCTAAAAACGGTAAGGTTGAAAGACATAAAAGTATTGAAGATTAGTGGAAGTTAGTCTATTGGTCGTTCAATGCTGTGATACATATCACAACCCTCATAACTCGGGAAGAGACATCTTTTCAGGGGAAGCCGAGGTATGCCTTGCAGCCAGATGCGCTTAAGGTCTGGTTTCGGATTTTTTAACTTCCCAATCTTATTCACCCTTCCAATCCAAAGTTACAGTATGTGGTTTATTGTCAAGACAGATGTTTTCATGGAGCAAGCGTCCATCGACTTGCTGCGTGAGAAGTATGCGGATACGATAACCGACATCTATTTCCCTTTGGCAAGGAAGACCTACACGAACGAGAAAGGGGAGGAGAAGGTACGTTTCGCTCCCGTCTTGCAAGGAATGTTCTTCGTCAGGGCGGCAAGTGAGAAGCGGCTGATGAGGATTCTCTCCAAGCATGGCTACTTCATGTATAAGGGCGCTGACTATGACGTGAGAACCAATGAACTGGTGGAGCGCACCTTCTTCGCAAGGGCGCACATCCTTTGCGCCAACACCAAGAAGTTGTCAATCGGCGAAATCGTAAGTCAGGCAAGGATTCCCGATGAGGATATGGAACGCTTCTCCTATTACAATGACAAGATAGCCGACGGCATAAAGGGCTTGACCATTGTGGACAAGCGATACAGCGACCTCGTCAAGGAGTACGACACCATACGCATTCTCAGCGGACCGATGGCTGGATGGGTAGGCGTGGTGAAGCAGATAAAGAACAAAGGCAAGAAAGACCGCCATCTCCTGGTGCGTTTCGGCAACAACTGCTGTCTCTGCATCTCCAACATCCGTCAGTATGACATGCAGATAGAGCATGAGGCACCGTCGGAATCGGTGGACGCATGGCGTGCCATAGACCAGATGATTGGTTATTTGCAGGCTAAGGAACCCTCCGAAAATGCCTCAAAGACCTTGCGCAGAATGTTCTCTGACTATCAGAAGAAGCTGACGGTATATCGCAACCGCAATACTTCCGACGTAGAATACGACAAGAAGACATCGGACAAGCAGATTGCCCATCAGCAGGAGATTCTCGGAAACATAGACAGTTCGATGCGCGGCAACTTCCGCATCCTTGCCAAGTACTTCCAGAGCGACAAAGCCTCGCTGGAGCAAGGACTGAACGCTATGATACCGGACGCCAAGCTCCGTCCGTTCCTCACCCCAACTTCCGGCATCGAGATTCCGCAAGGAAAGGATTACGCTGTGCTTCAGCATAATGACATCACGGAGTTTATCTTCCGCTGCAACCTTCGTGAGTTTTTCCGAGGAAAGAAATACGAGGCAGACAAGTATGCACCGGTCTTCGACGAGGACTATGACTATTACGCCCACTTCGCTCTCTTCGAGACTGAGGAAGGCAAGCTGAAACTCATCTGCTCATGGGGCGACTTCTACGAACATTACGCCTCGCAAGGCAAGTTGGACCGTGAGAAGTTTCTCGCAGACTTGGAAGCAAAGAAATATCCTCGCCTCCTGCATCTTCTCACACAAAGTGACTATAAGTGTGATAAAATCAGCGGCATAGGAGGATTCTCCATCGTGACTGACGTCGACTATACCGACGATATCAAGGAATTAGGCAGAAGGACAAACGAATACTTCACCGCCAACGCCACCCTCTTCTCCCAGCTCACCGCAGCTGCTGTGGAAGTGTGGCAGGGAGCACGCCTCCTGATCTGGCGTAAGCTTCTCCAGCGTCACGTCCTCCTCCACAAGGTCCCAATCATAGACCTCCCCTCCGTCATCACCCCCGACCCGAAACTGGAAGAGGCATTCACGAAGGAGGACGACAAGCTTGACATCGAAAAGGTGTCCGCAGCTCTGGCAGAGGCGCAGAAAGCCATAGAGAAGCACTTGCAAAAAGAAGAAACAGCATACGCCATCTTCCGCTTCCTCTCCACCTCCCTGGTCCTCTCCTCACACTTCGCCAAGGACGAGCTTTACAACCCCTCACCCCCACCTTCGCCCCCGACCAAACCCTCACAGCACTGTTCAGCAAAATAAAGGAGAAGCTCCCCAACACCCCCGCCACAACAGTCACCCATCTGCACAAAGGAATGCAAGAGTTACAATCCCAAGACTCCTGGACCTACTTCAAGTTCCCCTCCTTCCTGAAGCAGACAAAGAAGAAAAGGTAATTAATGAGTATTTATTATTTAGTATTTATTATTTGGTAGGGTGCGAACTATTAGGGTGCAGCCAATTAATAAATAATAACTACTAAATATAAATAAATAAATCTGCATAAATCCTAAAAACAAAGGAAATTCCATGATTTTTCAATATATTTGCAATTGCAATACAAAACAAAAAGACATTAAACATAACAAACTATTTCAATAAACGTGCAAATAACGTGCAAAAAAAGGAGGAGTAAACATGATAAAAATATCTATAAAATTAGACAAAAGACGGAGGCTTAACAATGGGAAGTTTCCTCTTAAAATAAAAATAGCGAGAAAAAACAGTGCTTTATATATAGCAACAGGTTATGAATTACATCCAAACGAATGGGATTCAAAAAACGAGAAAGTTAAACTACTCACGAACAAAAATGCCATTAATTTAAAACTTAGTAAAAGAATTGTAGAAATAACTGACAAGGTTCAAGAATTGCAAAGCACCGGCAAGTTAAGACTTATACCTAATAAAAAATTATTGGCAATACTGACAAATCAAGATGATAACAACGATATAAATGAACACCTCTTTAAAACCCAATGCGAAAAATTCATTAAGACAAAAGATAACCAAGGAACTATTAAAATATATAAATCTACAATTATTACAATTCAAAATTATTGTAACTATGATGACCTTTTGTTGGAGGATATAGATATAGAATGGATAGACAATTTTGTACAACACCTTAAACATCAAGGCAACAAAAACAATACGATTGCAACAAAACTGCGTTGTATTAGAGCAGTTATCAGTTTTGCAAGAAGAAGAGGGAAAACAGATTATGATGCGTTTTTAAACTATTCCATAAAAACAGAAGAAACGGTAAAAAGAGCTTTAACCGTCGAGCAATTAAGAACTTTGCTAAATGCGAAATTAACTAAAAAACGAGCTGAATACAGGGACGTTTTTTTCTTAGTTTTTTACTTGATGGGAATTAACATAGTTGACCTCTCAAAAATTAAAGAGATTTCGGAAGGCAGAATCTTTTATAAACGTGCAAAAACAGGAACACAATACAGCATAAAAGTTGAGCCTGAAGCGTTAGCTATAATAAAAAGATACAAAGGAGACGAACATTTATTGTCTATGTTTGACGAAACTAAGAACTATCTATATCGTGAACAATCATTGAATCGCGCATTAAAACTAATTTGTAAAGAAATAGATTTGCCAAACATTAGTGTATATTGGGCGAGACATTCTTTTGCAACAATAGCCTATCAAATAGGAATTTCCACAGATGTAATAGCAGAGTGTTTAGGACATAAATCTGCACATAGGATAACAGATATATATATTCAAAAAGACCAAGCAAAAGTCGACGAAGCAAACAGAAAAGTAATTGATTATGTTCTGTACGACAAGCGATAGAAAAAAAGAGGCATAATTTTATTCGTTATGCCTCTTTTGTATTTTAATTAAATATCATCATTATAAAAAGACGTTTTGCGAGCATACTTTTACCTACTTGTGCCATATCTTTTCTTGTAATCCTTACATTTATTTCTTAACATTCTTTCCATATCGAGACGTTCCTCGCTCAGTCGCTTGAATGTATCGAAAGAGAAGATGTTCTTGCATTCTTTTTCCGATACAGTCTTGCTCCTTATATCGAACATGCTTATATTCCACACCCATTTGTCGGGAAGGGGAATAAAGCCAAACAACACCCTTTGTGAAACTCTTGCTACAGTTCCTTTCAATATAATGTATGTTTCTTTAACATCGCCCTTAAAGCGGAGTTCGTCAATGTTTATCTGTGTTCTGTATACTATTTCTCGTTTCATAATTTTACTATTTACAAAATTACTGAATGTCTATTAGTTGAATTTATTATCAACGACTTTTAATATGTTACAGCCGTTTTAGAAGTGTGCAGCATTGATAGCCGAACGCCTTTTCTTCGAAACCCAACTTTTCATACCAGTGCAACACCCATAGGGGAGAGTCGCGTCCGTCCCACGATATTGCGACGGTCTCTATGCCGCAACGCTTCAGCTCCCTCTCTACAGCCTCCATCAAGTGCTTTGCCACCTCACGACCACGGTTCGCTTCGTCCACCCACAGCGAGTAAATGAGAGCGTCGGCCTCGCCATCCAAAGGCTTGTCTTCGGTACAGTGAGGAATAAACGCCTGTATGCTGCCATGGTGCAGCTCGTCGGTGACGAGTATGCGAATGGAGTCTTCCCAATGCTGATATTGTATCATAGATGAAATGTTATTGTGCAACGTTCTCGCCGGCTGCCTTACGTGCTTCGAGCTTCGCCTTGAGCTGACTCTGTGTGAGCGAACCGCTGACGGTTAGACGTACCACCATGCCCTCGGCAGACACCTGTACCTTGGTGCCCGGAGCCAACAGAAGCGGCAGCTTCTTCTCCAACCGCGTCATCACGGCCATCACGTCCGCTACGCCTACTGTAGAGTCCTGCGCCATGTAGTCGCAAAACTCGGTGAATGACATCTGGTGCAAGTCAACGATGTTGGCACTTGCAACCTTTTCTTTCGTGAGATGGTTATCACGAAAGACAATTCTTGTTTTGATTGCCATGTGTTAATAAACTGTTTGGGCGTTAATACTAACCTCTATGTTTTTACCCAATTCCACAAAGAGGCTTTTTGGGTAGGGGCTATCCCCTATGCCTTTTCCGACTACAAATGTAGGGAGAAATATTTTGGCGGTGCGGACATGCTCACAGCTCCACCAACACCTTTATCTCTTGGTTGCCGCCTGTATGCGTAAGACAAGAAGGGCTTAAACCCTTTGTAGAATAAACTCTGCTGCTAATCTCGAATATATTGTTACGCAAAGAAGTCTGCATCATGCCGACTACGAGGATGTGGGGGGCTGTCATCGCTTTGCGGAGCCTGTCTTCACACCATAAAACACCTGTCGGCAGATTACGCCGAGACCGTCAATGACACCCAGACAAGAGTCACATTCCAGACAGGCTGTAGAGCAGACCGCAGGGTAGCCTTGTACGAAGCGGCAGGACGTTCCTTTTTCCATATAGATTTTCTTTTCCTTTACGAAGGAATTGATCGCTCGTGAAAAAAGCTTCAGTTCTGCGTTCTCTCTTTCCAGTTTGTCGCAATGGTCGCGCATCTGCATTATTTCGCCGAGCGTCTGCTTTGACGGATCTTCATCCTTACGCTTCTCCTTACCGTTCAACTGACGTACCACATCATTGTAGTCGTCCACGAGCTGATGCACACGCTCCGTTAGCATCATATTCTCTGCCTTCAGGTCGGCAATGATGCAGACCAATGCCTCCATGCGGTTGTTTTCTTCTGTTTTCATTGTCTCTATTGTTTTTACGGTTTTGTTATGTTTTTACTCATACTCTATTAATATTGCGGGTGCTTTGCATTGTGATGTTGTATTGCTTGCTATATTCGCCCACCCTTCTCTTGCGTAATGAGAGGTCAGAACGCAACAGATGCCTGACGAGCAATTTAGTATATACTTATTCATACTCTATCAAAACAATGGTGTGCTGTCCGTGCTCGTCGTAGAGCCCTGCCCATCCGTCGTAGCGTGCGGACAGGGCTGTAGAATACCCCCGACGTGGGCAGAGGTGCGAGAGGCGTTGCACGAATGGGATTTGATTATTCATACTCTATATATGCCATATTATCCTTGCCTACTGACGTAAGCGTGTTTGTAATACCCAGCACGTTTATCTCCATGCGCTGACGGAAGCGACCGTAGGAGGGATGCTTGCGGTCGGACGGGTTGTCGGGGTCGCGACCTCGGAAGGCTGCTATCTGAATGTTACGCATAGGAGGTTGTCTTTTGTTACTGTGCTGATGGTGTTGCTCCACGGCCACGGACTGGGACGATGCAGCTTGTCTGCGTATTTGCACCCTCCACGGTCGCCATGCTCGCGGCGGTAGGCTTTCGCCTCTTCGGTGCGGTAGTGGACGAGGATGGAACGTTCAATCATACTCTATCAATATTTTCGGTTTATCCACATCGTGACCCTTACCTCCCCCGGCTATACACAGGGCTATGCCGTGGGGTGAAACGATAATGCCGTTCTGCGAGGGGCTGTAGGAGCCGAGGATGATGGGGCGAGGGTTGTTATTCATATATCACGATTGTGCCAGTGGCTTTAAAGTTGGCTCCATCAAGCGAAAGGTCAAGCACATTCGCTGCTCCCATTTTGAAATATTGGGATTTGATAGTGCGAGACGTGCCGTCAGATTCGGTGTTGAAAGGGATTGCCTTAATCATACTCTACAATCAGACAACAATGTGGTATAGCAAGGGCGAAGAGGAAGTCTCGCACACCTGCCTTGAAGTAGTGGGAGGTGACTGCCGGTGCAATCGTACCCCCACCCATTTGTATTGCGTGAAGAGGTTTGGTTGTTTTCATAATTCTACTGCCACAAAGAATACGTCGCTGCAATCGGTGCGCGACATGATGGTTATTGCAATGCCGTGAAATGCTCCGTTGAAACGTTCTGCGCTGAACATCGAGGCTGGGCAGATGAGCAACCTCCCCCGTCCAATCATATCAGCTATGATGCGGATTACTCGGTCGGGTGGATTGTCAGTTCTCATCCTTCTTCCTCTCCATATTCTCCTTGAACAGCCGTTCAAACTCTTCGCCCAATGCAGCCACCCCCTTTTCCGTGAATACGGAATAAGACAACTCCATTTTCTGCTTTGCCGAGTAAAGGGCGAGCTGAAGACTTGTAGATGTCATTTTCCAACCATCGGCTGCTTGCATCCACAACGTGAGCCACGTCTTTAGGAACATCGCTGCCTCGTGAGTCGGTGGCAGGTCGAACTGCACGAAGAGGGCGTTGTCGGAGTCATTAGCCTTGAGAAACTTGCTCACGGCATCGTCTTTGAGGAAATAGCGGTCGGCTACCTCTTCTTCCAACACGTCCTCCAGTCGAGTACGCAGCTCGAATGGTTCGGGAAACTGGTAGTCGAAGGCTACGTCCTGGCGCATGGAGATACAGAACACACGGTCGCGGTTCTGCGGCACACCGTAGTTCTTGGCGTTAAGGCGAGCCCAACGTGAGACGTAGCCGAGCGAGGAGAGCTTGTTGAGCCACTTCTGGAAGTCAGGCATGAACTTCTGGCTTACCAATGCCGCCACGTTCTCCTGTAAGAGATATTTGGGGCGCAGCACTTCCACGGCATCTGCCACTCGCCACAAGAGGGCGCTTCGGGTGTCGCTGCCCTCCTGAAGACCCATCTGCTTGCCGGCTTGCGAGATGTCCTGACAGGGCGAGGAATAGGTGAAGAGGTCAACCTCGCGTCCCTGTAGCGAGCGTTTCACGGCGTGCCAGTCAATCTTGGTGATGTCGCCAAGGGCACAGTCGGCAAACTGCGGGAAGACGAGGTTGTGCATCTGACAGGCGTATTTGTCGATGTCGCTCCATCCCTTGCACGTCCATCGGAAGTCGGGATGCCACTCCTTTAATACGTCCGCAGCCATCAACTGAGAATCGTAGCCGGAGAACGTCGTAAGAAAAATCTTTTCCTCAGCAGCGTTGGCTTCGGTGGGTGGAAGGGCGGGCAGCGCGTCTTCGAGGTCGTCGAAGAGCGAGAGCTGCTGTTTGCGTGGCTTGGGCGTGGGGTAGAAAAGGCTTTGATACAGATATGCTAACACATCTATACAAATGCTGTTTCCGGCTTGCTTGTATTGCTGTGAGGCAGATACCGCCATGTCTTCGGGCTTGCCCTTGCCTTTCCAGTCGGGCAGTAGTTCGGCTGCTTGGGCATTGCTGCTCTGCATCGTGCCGATTACGTTGTCTCTAACGCCCATCAGTCGGAAACACTCTTTAGGTGTGAGCTTGCGTATGGCATAGCTCTTGATGGTCCGGTCGGTGAAGTTGAGTTTTGTGATCATATTGTCTTTGCTTTATTCGTATTCTATCATTACCCCTGCATCGTTCATGTTAGCCTTCAAACATCGGCTCAGTCCGATTAGGCTTCCTCGGTTGAACTTGGCAGTTACTTGTGTAAATACCCCCCAACTTTCGGGATGTGGTAGTCTATTGTGATGTTATTCATATTCTTCAATCAGAAATACATTTTGCTGCCACGAATTGATTGTCACGGTCGGGCAAACGTCAGTGTTTAATCTACCTCCGTCGTTGTTGCCGCGAGGATATTGGTAGAAGTCGTGGTTAGTCATATTTTATAATTCTACAAACACACAAACCCCTTCGCTTGCTGCGGTCAGAGCGTTCACCAGCTTACCACCCCCAACCGTCCGGCTGCGCCTTAGAGCCGAGGAGGGATAGCTAAGGTCGGCAGCACCGGGGCAAGGGCAGTCGGTATAGCCCTGCTCGGTGGCTTGGCGTATGCGAAGGAACGTCTCGCCCTTGCGGTCCACAATCTGAAGGAAGGGTCGGTCAGAGGTGGAGTAGATGCGGTAGAGCGAACCGTCGGGATAGCGCCCATACAACTTGCCGTCCTTGGTGATGGTGCCGCGCTTGTAGCGGGGCGTATGAGGGTTAATCATATTCTGTCATTATTCGCCATCCGTGCCTCGGCGCAGGATTGCCCCATTGTAGGGTAACGGTTCCGATGGAGTTGCCGTTCCAATGTATGCGCTGATGGAAATCATCGAATGGGTGTTGCTTAATCATATTCTATCATTATACAGTGAGGGCATTTTTAGTCGGTGGCTCGTAGGGCAGGCGAGAAGTTACCCGCCCATCCTCGCCATTCGAGCCGATGGCTAACGGGATGCACCGAAATCTTAATGTTAGTCATTATTTTCTCTTGTTCCACATAATCCGCGCCTTGACAATGCGGTGGTCTAAAACCAATCCGCACGGCTTATATGATATTGCAGGATGCGTGGTGTTATACCATTCCAGCCATCGCCAATGCCAATAATACATCGTGTGTCGTTTTGCGTCAGAACCGCCACAAGCGGGCGGTCGCTGGTTCATTATCTTCTTCGCTAATCGTGCTTTCATTGTTCTCGCTTAATTCGTTGTTTTACCAATATTCTCTCTGAGCAAAATACTCTTTTAAGGATAGATAGCGACGCTTGCAAGACCGTTTCTTTATCTTAGACGGGTTCTCGTGTCTATGCTGACGTTTTCTTGCCAAACGAATACTTGCGCCATGGATGTTATATCCTCCATCCACTTTCTCACAGTTTTCCGAGTCAAACGAAATCGTGAATGGAGCCTACGACTTCAAAGTCTTGAACATTGTAATTTCATCGAGGATATTACTCCATTCCTGCTAAAAATGCTTCTTGTATTGGATATATATCCAAACCTTAGAAAGGAGTACTCATTCTGCATTATACAGGGCAATAGTGCAACTTTTCTTGCATACATACCTAATCCTCCTTAATGCCGAAGGGTGTGCCGTCGGCGAATTGAATGTCATCGAATGCAGACTCGAAGTTTTCGCCTTCGTAGCCGCAGAAGTCGCAGCCTTCGTCGTTGAGAGACATGAAAGACATGTAATCCTTTCGGTTCTTGCTGCTCATGATGCCGAAGGGGGCGTGCTTGAGCATTTCCTGCCAGCACTCCTCGGCGTTGCGGAAGGGACGGTAGGGAGGCTCGGGCTTGACGCGGTAGTTATTAGGTTCTTCTAAAAGATTATTTACAGGTACCCCTACAGAATATTCAAGGTCTGACCATTCTTTTATACCCAGACTGGGGTCTCTATACTGAATAATTTTACCTTCCGCAAAAGCCTGTATCAGAGGAAGGGCATTCTTTATTTGTTCTTTTGTCATAATATCTATTTGTCGAATTTGTTACCAATTACTTTGAGGTCTAATGTTTCGTCTCCTAAACGGAAATAATATAAAGGAGCGAACACTTCTTTTTTGTTACAGTCAAGAGGGTGAAGGGCAAACGTGCCGAACGTGAAAACCACTTCACCTTTAATCCGTCCATCAAGTATGTCACCTTCCCAAACTTCATTGCCTTCGATGTCTTTCATTCCGGCGAACTGGCAGATAGTATTGGGGTCGACTGGATACGCCCCGGAAAAACCGACAACACCATCTTGCGTATCAAAAGCCAGTATATTCAAATTACCATTTAAGGAATGGGCCAAATCTCCTGAAACCCACTCTCCATTGTCACGTCTCTTACCTTTAAACTTGATTGTTCTCATTCTATAAATCTTTTATGTTGTAATGTTTATACCCAAATCACTGCATATAAGGAAAGAACCACGATGCTATTATTTGCAGTTGTCTTCTTCCTTAATGCCGAATGGAGTTCCATCCATGAACCAATAATTTTTTAAGGCTTGTTCATAGGTGCTATGTCCGTCAGTTACTGTATTTCGTTGTATGTTTCCATTTTCATCTTCTTCAAAGTAAGGGGAAACGGAGACAACGACATCATGTACACATACTATCAATATTGCTTGACCTCCATCGTGAGGAGCACCGTTTTGGGGTTCATTATCTGTTATCCATCCGAACGGTACATGCTCGAGCATTTCCTGCCAGCATTCTTCGGCGTTGCGGAAAGGACGGTAGGAAGGTTCGGGTTTGATGCGGAATTGCCTACTGGTAATCCATGAAGGAGCGTCAGTATCAAACCATTTGCTTAGAGAAATGTCATAAACTTGTACTTGCTTGCCGTCTACGTATGCTTGCATGACGGCGATGCGCTGTTTTGTTTCTTCTTTTGTCATAATTGTTTAAATTTATCTATACTTAGATTTTATTTTTTGGACATCATCATAAAGGTCATTTATTACCTTGCTTAGCTCCTCAATTTCTTTTTTGCTAAGAAGCCGAGGAACATTACTCCAAATCTTATCTCTTTGCTTTTTCGATATTCCCATTTTACTTTTCCTTATCGAACTTAGACTTCAAGACAACGATTCTCTTATACCTTTTAATAAAGATTCCAAATGGAACGAAAAGACCATCGTCAGCATTCAGAAACTTGCAGTCCAGCCTTTTTAAAGCGTCATTCCACACAACCTCAACAATACTTCCTGTTTCAAGGTTAGAAATGATGTCACCGATATAAATCTCCTTCCCATTCATATCCTGCTCTCCGGTAAACTGACAGATGGTAGGTGGTGCAACTTCATACAACGTTGCACCACCTTCAGCTACGATACCTATAGTAGTTTTGCTAAGTGCAGGAATCTTCATTACAACAAAGCTTCCAATTATCCATTCTCCGTTGTCAAGACGTTTAGCCTTGAACTTGATATTTCCTATGTTCATAAGCTACTTTTTGTTAGCTTAATTGCATTTATAAGACGGTGGTCTCCGGCTATCTTCCCTAAATCTTTCTTACCATGATAATAACCAAGTCTATAAGCCCAATATCTGGTTTTATAGACTTGTTTCATTATTTTCTTAGCTTGTCTAATCTTCATACGCTATTTCTTTTTATTACAATGGCAGCTCTCTGCATGAATAACGCAAAACTCCGTGTTTCGTGTCCACAAGCAGATAGTCATGCCAATTCTTAGTAAATACTGTTGTACTAAATTCTTTTGCAGGTTCTTTTCTATTAGCCAATGAGCAAACACCTTCAAAAGCCAACGCACCTACAAGCAAGCACAAGACGAACAAAACGGCTGACTTGACTAAGTTTAAAATCTTATCAACTAATATGTTCATAACTATTCTTCGTTACATAAAGTTTCTACTACCTTTGTTCTTGTGGTTTTTGTTACAGGGTCATATTCTTCATGAAGAGCTTTTGTCACACCTTTTTTGTTGGTGAAATAAACCACTCTGCCACCATCATAGAAACGATATACTGTTATACCATCCACAACAAATAGCTTCTCTACCTTAATTTCATTAATAGAGTCTGATGTTGGAACATTAGTTCCTTTGTTCTCATTACAAGAAACGAGCAGGAATATAGCCAACACAAATAATATAATCTTCTTCATATTCTATTTTATATTTCTCTATTTTATTCTAAACTATAATTTCCCCTTTTCTATTTCAACACGCATCATAAAATTATCAGCAAAGTTATCAAAATCAAACTTGCCATCTATAGTGCCATGAAAGCGATACTTAGTGAAGCACTTCTTGCATTCACAGACCATCATATAGCCGTAAGGAGTGTCACACCATCCGATAATATTTCTTGCTTCACTATGACAGCTTTTATTATCACATTCCTCATTAGGACAATTAAGTCCCTTACTATACTCTATAGACTCCCAATTACTAATCTTCATCGGGAGCATTTCTTTCATTAAGCTTTTATCTGCCATAACTATTCATCTTTAAGTTCGACTGGCCCATCACTCCAAGATAATTCTTTTCCGATAAGCTTCTTAATACTACCTTTTGGAAGTTGAAAACCGTGAGCACCATATTTATCTTGTGGCAGCCAATAGTTGTGCTCGACACAATCACCAGCCCACATATCAGGCTTACAGTTGAATATCCATTCACCAATATAATCTTTTGCTACCCATGCCATAACTATTCCTCCTTTTCTTCTAAGAGTTTTCTAATTTTTGTCAGTTCTTTGGTTACATTGTCTATGTTTACCATTATTCCTGCCAAAATGAATAAAATAAAACAAATCGCTAAATCCATAATTATTCCTCCATATTCTGTTGTTTTAGCCTCTTACTTTTTTCTTTAATAGCTTTCAATTCACTAAGCCAAATAAATAATTGTTTATGTTCCAAAGAACAATCTTTATTACAAATACTTAGTTCGTCTGCTTTTTGTTTGCAGTGTTCTATTGCTTCATCTAAAGTCATAGTTTTCTTTTTGTAAATCCGTTATTAACTTCATAGGTTCTATTACCTACATAAATTTCCTTAATTGGAACAGATGGAAGCGAGGTTCTTTTCCATTGTCTCAAAGTTGGGTCAGATGTTATGGCAGTCTTGCCTAACACCTTTGCCAGCTTGCATATTTTTGGAAATTCCTTGAAAGGGTCTTCATTTGTCACCATAGTTCAATCCTCTAATTCTATATTATGTTCATCTGCGAAAATATCTTCTACATCCTCGCAATAACGACCTTCACAAAGCGTCTCGGGAAATGCTCTGTTAACAAAATACTCTCGGCAGCATAACTCGCATATTTCATCTCCATAATTATTTATCAACTCTTCTTTGGTCATTATTCACCCTCCTTTCTGATTAAATAATCGTACATAGGCTTGCGACTTCTACGATATTTATTACATATCTTTTCTGCCTCTTCCTCTGTGTCACAAATTGCAACAACTCCATCGGGATACGTGTCCCAATATCTAATAACTTTAAATTTTGTCATATTAACCCTCCAATTCTTTTATAGCTTGCTCGCATCTTTGTATATTCAAATCCATATATGCCATAAGGTGCTCGTCCGTGCCAATACACATGCCCTTTACAAGAAAGAGACTATCCTTAACCTCTTTCATTAAATCAATAGCTTTTGCTTTATTTATTTTGTTGAACTTACTAACTGAAGACTTTAAATTTGACTTACTTAGTTTCCTCTTCCACGCCCGGCGTTCAGCACGGGACATGCCATCTTTATTAATGGAGAATGCTTCCTCTATTTTAGAGATGTTTTGACGCTCATATTCTTCGAGGACAGGAATAAGATGCGATGGAATTTGTTCTTTCATATTATTTGCTTACATATTTATAGGTATCTATTTCTGTTTTGTAATTCATATTACAACTCTCGTCTTTTGTCTAAATTAGAGGATGATAATTAGTAATTTGTAATATGCTCTGCGTACATTATTTTTCGCATAAGGCGGTCTATTTCTTTATCTGATGCTATATGGTCTATTGGGTAGCGCATAAAGTTTCCCCAATCACTTTGCTTTCGCAATTCGCCATTGGAATCCAGACCAATCAAACATCCATATCCGTCACCATTTTTATAGCCATCATGGATAAATATATTTCCATCACTTGTTACAAGAAATTCTCCTCTTTTAAATTCACTTCTTTTTAACATATTTCTCTTCTTTTTTACTCTCCCCACTGTCACTGGGGAGAAATTGTTATTACTCAGTTACCAACTCCCAGTCCTCTGCAAATACATCACTCGAAGACGGAACCCAAGAGTCGGCACGTCCGTCTGGGTGCACTATAAGCATCTGATTGGTGTAAGCGATGTGTGGCTCAGCACGTGCCATAATGATGTCCTTGGCAGACTGGGGAAGTGACTCCATATAAGGAATAATGGCGGCTGTAATATGGGCTGGCACTTGCTTGACAACAAATAAACCTTTGCCATTCCAACCAGCTCTGCGGACAGCCATACCTGCTTTAAGATAAAGTACTGCCGTGCCGAATGTAAAATTGGACAGCTTAGCTTTCATCTTATTTGCCTTTATAAATATGTCTGCCAAGACAAAGTAATATTGCCCCATCACCCCTCTTTGCACAGTCAACAAAGCACGAGAAAGTGCGTCTAAAGCACTGAACTCATCCGAAGAAAGAAAGTTATCGCATTTATACATGCGTTTTTCAAGGTCTTCGAGTTCAAGAAGCATTCTGTTGACGATCGTTTCAGACGGCTTGTAAGCCTTCTCGAATACATCTGCCGGACTCCAAGACTGGTAGCCGTCTTCATACTCAACAAGGTAGCCAGCCTTGTCTGTTTCACACTCTGACGGTCTTACGCCGTTCTTCAAGAGCTTGCGCTCGTAGGCTTCACCCATTGTCATAGGCATAGCCTTCACTGTTTTTGTACCAGTGTACTGTTTCATTTGTTCGTTCATAATATTTATTTTGTTGGTTTTAGTGGATACTTCTCACTTCCGACAACACGGTACGAAATAACCTCTGGTCTGCTTTCTAAATCCTTTATCGCATCTTTAATCGTATCAAAGCGGCATGAACAAACGTGTTTTGAATTTGTATTGACAAAACAAAACTTTTCAGTCGCCCTGTCCTTACAAAGAAGGACGGTACAATCGCGTTTAGGTGGACGGCGTTTGCAGTCTATTATCATGTACTTTGTTCTATCCATATCGCTCTATTTTACAAGTTCAAAATCGTAAACGAAAACCCAAGGGTTGCTCTCCCATGTGCCCTCGCCTGAGATACGGTCGATGAGGACAGAATAGGCTTCACGCGGGTCGGGATAAGGGTCGAAATATTCCTCTCCACGTTTTATGATGTCATAACAATACCATCTTCCGGTTCGTGTCCAAATTCCTTCTTCCATACAGTCCTCGTCGCTGATATCTTGCAGACGTTCGACGCGGATGCGGGTGATGCGGATGTGATGGGGCATAAGGTCAGCACGGACGAACATCTTGTTGGTGCATCCTTTCTCGTATTTGATGCATTCCAAAGGCATTCCGTGAATGCCACAAAGGCGGTAGAATTCATCGTCCTTTACCAGATTATCGTATTTTTGGGCGATGGCTATGGTTTCGCCGAGCTTGTACCGAGCAGCTTTTAACCTATTGTCACGGAGTGTAAGCAGAGTCCGTCCGTTGTCGAGCTTTTTGAGTTGGAAATCTTCATCATCAAACACAATAAACCCATTTTGCGTATAGGCGATTCTCCTTGTCTGCGTCTTTCGGCCTTCGAGGACGGCTTTGGTCAAGCCGTAACGGTCGTTGAACATTATCTTCTTCATAATTGTGAGTTGTTAAATGATTAAGTTTGCGTCCTCGCCGAGTACCCAGAGGATATGTTGGAGCTGGTGGACGTACTGGATTTCACAAAGAGAGATGTCATTTAAAAGGACTGAACATCTTTTGGAAGTCTGTAAAAAAGAAATCTCAATATCGTGTCCGATATGGCCATATATTATGGGTGCGTAGTACTCCTGCTCCCATCCGTTCTTTTCGAGGATGTCGGGAGTAAGACGGATGCCTTCGATTTCTTCTTTTACTAAACATCTGCAAACATCCACGTCATTTTTTTGTACAATAATTGAGTTGATTAAAGCATCTATTAAGACCACTTTGCATATACTACCTTTTTCTAATATAGGATTTCTTGTCGTTGTTTTTACAAGGTCTCCTATACGCAGGTCTTTTATTGGTATCATACTTAATTGTATTATTGTTTAAAATTATTTTAGCTGCGTAAAATATGTACTTTTACAACTTTATGAATAGCTTTAGGCTGTGACTTGTTAAATTCGTGAATGAAGCGACGCTCAAAGTCGGTGTGCCATAAGGGTTTGTTGGTATGAGGCATGAGAACCTTGGCGCGAACACGCTCTCCATTATCGAGTGTAAGGATGGCTGTGCGCCATTCAGGAGAAACAAAAGGATTGTAGCTCATCTTATACTCCTTTCCTCTTCCGCCACACAACTCAACCGTTCTACTTGTTGTTTCAGCTTTACCATTTCCTTGTTTGCATGGTCTCTTTCCATCCTCGCGTCGTTCACAAGTATAAAACCGGTTGCTACAGCTACTATCGACACCACCGCCACGCAAATCCACGGCAGTCTATACACAAAACTGTTAATGTCTTTACAGACACCCTTTGTAAAAGCCCAACCATACTTTAAAGCATACACTCCAGCTTCTTTTGTGGTTGCATTGTCTACAAAACTAATTGTTGTTTTCATAATTTTTTGTTTTTATCTTACGTTAAACTTCAGTCTTAGTTTTTTATAATTAAATAAATACCATACTATATGACAGCGTATTTGTTGGCGTAATTTTTATAAATATGATTACGATAACTGTACGTGTAGTTTACAAGCATGTCTTCTGTATATTTACTACAAATTGCAATACGTTTACAGATATTGCGCATTTTCTTTATAATATTGCATTTTACCGCAAGTTTTACAATTTGTATTGACTTACATACTGACATACCTATTTTTGCCGCCATATATTTGTATGAAATGCCATTGTCTACGAATTTTCTGCCATAACAAAAACGATTACAAGTTTTGGTAGCTTTCTTATATTCCTTTTTTGAAGAAGGATTGCTTCTTTGCTGAATCATTTGTTTGGCAAAATCCTTACGACGCTGTATTTCCACAAGTAACATTGCGGTCAAACCATTTTCTATGTTCTTGATTTCTTGCGCATAAGCATTCTTTTTTAAGTTAACGTTAGGTTTAAATGTAAGTTCAGGTATAGCGATATTACGATGCGCCGTGTGACTATGCAATGATTTAAAAACGAGGTGCTTGTTGTTAAGACCTGTCTCCTCTATCAATTCCATGTTTCTAAGGATAGACAATCTATCCTTGATAGCATTTGCGCTTATACCTGTAATATCATGCAATTTATTTACGCTCCAATCCTTAACAATAGAATTGCGAGTGTGTGTTTTTACAAACAAAGAGAATGCAATCGCCTTTCTCAATTGAGAGTTGCGATACATCTGATTTATTATGATTCTCTTTATCTTCATGTCTGTAAAAAGCAAAAGCGACAAGGTTGTGTACTTACCTTATCGCTTCGTATTTAATGCGTCAATTAATCCGCGCCTTAAATCCATGTTATACACTTCACGATGTACACGGTTCGCTTAGTGGTGATTAATAGCTTTGCTATTTTTCACACCACAAAATTAATAAAAATATCCATCAAACTAATATATTCTCTTAATTATTTATAATTTATTAATACTTTATATTGATTTGTTATTAGTTTTCAGTATCTTTGAAGCGTTAAACTAATAAATAATTGCTTATGACATTTACACAGACTGAACAGTATTTTTGGGCAGAGCGCATCATGCAAGCGGTCTGCGATGTAGGACAAGTTACCTTTTTGGAGCTTGTATCAGAAAGAAAAAATGTGCGTGCAAATACCCTACGCGGCTTGTATTGTCTTTTCACTCGTGATTATTGCATTCATCCAGATCGTGCGGCGCGTCTTATTGCTCGCACACGTGTAAACGTAATAAATCAGGCACGTAAGTATGCGCAGTATTTACAGGTCAAAGACAAGATGGTTGTCGAATTATACAATAAAATCAAGAATATACTTAAAACCTATGACAATGAGAAGAGATTATGATATTACAATCCCAGATATGTTGTTTCCAAGCGACAACGAACTGGAGATTCCTACACTCGACATCAATATGCAAGCAGAATGTTGTCAGATACCATTCTTATGTTTTGGAGAACAAAAGCGCACATATAACATGAATGGTGCAGGAACACTACATTTCTATACTGACGATTACCGCTTCACTACAGTATACGAACATCCCGAAAAGATATACAAACAACATCATCCTGCAAACATTGTAGAGCCCAATTTCTCTTTGTTCAATGAGACTCCTATATCATTCGGCATGCAAGCTCTCTACAAAAAGCGATGGATTGCGCGCGCTATGCAGACCCGTGGCATTGGCATATTCGTCGACCTTAATGTAGCACAAAAATGGTATCAGCTTAACATGCTTGGCGTTCCCCGTGGGTGGAGGGCTTTCGCTACACGCGGATATTCCGACCGTCTGAACAACCTTGCCTTTGAATTGTCTATCGCCAAGGACTGGGCTTTGGGCAAAACTCCTCTATTCGTTATATACGGTGGCGGCAACGAATGCCGGCGGTTCGCCCAAGAGAATGGTTGTATCTATATTAATCCTGTTGTTACGACAAAGAAAAAAATAGAAGCGTTAAAAAAGATACACGAAGGTGTGGCATTCTTCAACGAAGAATTTTCAGTTAAGAAAGAACTTGAAAAACTCACACCGTTCACGCATCAGATAGAGGATTTCTCATCGAACAGTAAACAAAACATTGAAGACAAAAATTAGTTTATTTAGCGACAAGTGATTTTTAGGTGATTATTAATTAATGAAGTACCTTTGCTTTACTCATAAGCAAAGGTTTAAGTAGAAGGCTGGCTCGCGAGGGTCGGTCTTTTATTTTATATATAATGTACGCATTTAGCAAGCTTTAAAATATATCAAATACTAATATTTCTATTAGTTTTATTTGGTTGTTTGAAGATAACATATTAATTTTGCGATGAAAAACCAATAAACAACTAATAAAAGGAGATACAACAATGATACAGCTTACAAAAAGAGAGCTTAACAAGCTCAACACACGCAAAGCAAAGGTCGCAAAACTTAACAACGACCTTAGAGAATATTTTGACGCATCAGGCGATATGTTACTGCCCGACATTGAATGTACCTGTATAGGTTACAGCCCAATGGGAATGGTTGAAGCTAATGACATTAAAGATAAAAATGGTAACGTTGTTGGTTTTCAGGCTTCCGTAGATGACTTAGACTACAAAGTTGAATACGTAGAAGAAGATGGTGATATATACCTTACAGGTTGGGAAGAACTTGAAGACGACCTTAAATATCAGCGTCGCAGACTCAACAAAGCTTGGAGAGTGTTCAAGGCAGAAAATCCTGACGCAGAACTTGAACACGACGACGAGGAGGATTAATTGTTTACACGGGGTAGGCAATGCTTACCCCCCTGACTACATAAAATATTAACTTTGCAAAAAAACGAAAGATTATGGCAAAAGGTGGAGGTTCTACAAGAACAGTAAGCGCAAACAACGCAAGTGCAAGCAGAACAAGCAGTAGCGCAAACAATGCGAGCACAAAATATAACGCTGAATATATCAGTGCAAAAACAAAAGAAATAAATAGTTTTAAGTTGCCCAAAGCAAACAGCTACGAGGATATAACCATCAAAGGTGTAGAATATCGCATAAATCACGTCCCGTCATATGATGGCAGGCATATTATTGATTTCGTAAGAAAATCTGACGGATATTCTTTAGGTCGTGAAGTGTTTACAAATAGTGGTTCTTACGGCATGGCAACAACTTATACAAAATCACAGGTGCAAAAAGCCCTGCGCAAAGAGTTTTTAAGATTATTAAACAGATAAATAAGTAAAACTATGGCAAAAACTGGGGGGCACACGACGCATAGGTGCCAATAAAGCAAGTCTGAGCAGAAAAAGCTACGACGAGCAGGTTTATATTGACAAATATTTGTCAATACACGACGATTTAAATGATAGCAACAACAACATCATTAAGGAAACCAGCTTTAAAGGTGAGAAAATCATAACCTTGGAAGATGGTTTCGGTCAAAAAGTGTATGCTGTTGAAGGTGTTAAGGGTCCTGCCTTCTTCTCTATGAATGATGCAAAAAGAGCTATAAAGGGTGAAGACATAAAATCAGAACCTTACAATCTGAACATACACTGGGATAAACAGAAAAAAGAATGGACGGTTGACATGAAAGCCCCAGAAATGAAAGAGTGGATAAACAAACAAAAATCAAAGTAACAGTATAAAAACAACACACATTTAAAGGGTACGCACGGCAAAAACGTAGCGTGCCCTTTTTGTTTACACGGAAACTGATAAATCCTTATAAACCTTGATAAAACAGCTTAACTTTGCTTTAAATCATTATAAAACACGTTTAATATGGCAAAAAAGCAGAATAACACGCTCAGCGAATTGGGCGTTAAAGAACGAATAAGCCTAAGCTGTCTGGAGCTTAATGAAGGGCAGATTGTGGGCATCCCAAAGAATCCTCGTTATCTCAAAGGAGAGGAACATGACAAGCTAAAAAAGTCACTCAAGGACTCGCCGGAGCTACTGCAATACAAGCCGCTTATGGTATACGCTGCCGAAGGTGGCAAGTTTGTCGTTATTTGCGGCAATATGCGCTTGCGTATCTGTCAGGAACTGCACAACGAAGGCGTAGAAGGTTTTGATGCGCTGCCTTGCTTTGTACTTAACAAGGACGTGCCCATTGCTAAAATTAAGGAATACGCCATCAAGGACAACGTACAGGCTGGCAACTGGGACTGGGACGAGCTTGCCAACGGAGATTGGGAGGTAGACGATTTGCAGGACTGGGGCGTTGATTGCTCGTTCTTGACCGACACGGAGCCAGTCAAAGAAATGTCGGAGCGCAAAGAAACGGAAGACGACGCATACGATGAGGACGAGCATGAGATTGAAGCGAAATGTAAGCTCGGGGATATTTGGCAGCTCGGCAGACATAGACTCATGTGTGGTGACTCTACTGACACATCGCAAGTTGCTAAACTACTCGGGGGAACAAACATCCAACTCTATTTGACAGACCCACCGTATAATGTGGCTTACGGTTATAACGGTGCACCAACAGAAAAACATAGAAAAGATGGCCTGGTCGTCTTGAATGACAAGATGGAAAACGATAAATTCGAGGAATTCTTGACAAACGCATTTAACGCTGCCAATGCTAATATGGAGAAAGGTGCTTCGTTCTATATATTCCACAGCGACGGTTACTCCTATTGGTTCAGGAAAGCCCTTTTGAACACGGTAGACCTGGAACTGCGAGAGAATTTGATATGGGTAAAGAATTCTATGACGCTCGGAAGACAAGACTATCAATGGCGACATGAGCCTTGCTTGTATGGTTGGAAAAAGGGAGCAAGCCATAATTGGTTCAGTGACAGAAAACAAACGACCGTCATGGAGTTTGACCGACCGACAAAGAGTGTCGAACATCCGACCATGAAGCCTATTCCACTTTTTGCATATCTTATTCAGAACTCATCGAAGGAAGGCTGGAATGTCTACGACAGCTTCGGTGGTAGCGGCACGACTATAATGGCGTGCGAACAACTCAACAGAAACGGTTTTTCAATGGAGCTTGACCCTCATTATTGTGATGTGATAATCAACCGTTGGGAAACTTACACAGGGAAAAAGGCTGAAAAAATCACAGTTTAACTACATAATTTAATTAGGAATGATAGAAAAAGTGAACCCACAACACCCCGACAAGGTCGCAGACCGCATTGCCGGAGCCATCGTTGACCTTGCTTACACTAAGCAGAACTGCCCAAAGATTGCCGTTGAAGTCCTTATCGGACATGGCGTGGCTAACGTTATTATTGAAAGCAGCGTAGATTTCTCTAAAGAAGAAGTACACACAATCGTGGAGCGCATAACCAACTGCGACAATTTACGACTGAACCTTGTAGTCAAGCCACAGGACGCGCACCTTGCAAAGAACCAAGATGGCATTATCCGTTGCGGTGACAACGGAATCTTCAAGGGTATGCCCCTCACTGACGAGGAGTGGGAGTTAAGTCAGATTGCTCGCGGTATCTACGAACGATACCCGTCGGACGGCAAATATATCTTGGGCGGCGATGAGCTGGTGATATGCCAAAGCAATGCCAAGGCAGAAGAGCTGAAAAAACTCTACCCTACTGCAACTGTCAACCCTCTCGGTGACTGGACTGGAGGCATCGATGTCGATAGCGGAGCAACCAACCGCAAGCTCGGTTCTGATATGGCTCAGTCGGTAACAGGCGGTGGACTGCACGGAAAAGACCTGTCTAAAGCCGACGTGTCGGTTAATATATATGCTTTTCTTAAGGCGCAAAAAGAGCTGAAGCCTGTGGAACTGTTCTGCGCTATCGGTGACGAAACCGTCGACGGCAAGCCGTACTCCGAGATTGTGGAGATAGCAAAAGACTACATCAACAAGGTCGGTGGCTTCGAGAAGTTTGCCGAGTGGGGACTGTTTTAAAAAGTTGCTTAATGGATAAACAAGTTGTAAAACTTTCATCAGGAACAAGAAACAATAACCCAAGAAAGATTAGAAACGCCAGTCTTGCCGAGAGCTACGAAAAGCAAGGGTATGAAGTAGTAAGGAGGGGTTATCCGAATAATGCATTTGTTGCAATCTACAAAGGGTCTAATCCGCACAACCAGTTGGAGAGGACGGTGGGCGAAATCTTTGCCGAAAACGGTCTGAGTTTTACGCTCGAAAAAGACGGCGGCGTAAAAATACGACTAAGAGATGGCAGGTCTTTGGAAATGCCGTCGCTTGACGGGGTGGCCGACAATTCGTTTACTCACGAAATTATGGCTCTTCAAGGCAAGCCAAGTGCCGACAAAGTCGCTGAGGGTATTAAGCATAGCTTTAAAGTGTGGAAGCAGGATAAAAAGCAAAGGATACAAGCAGACATTGCTATCACGTTTACACCCAAAGGCACAAAATACCATAGGGAGGACATTGACGCAGGCGTGAAAGAATACAAGAGACAGGTAAAAGATGGTCAAACAGAAGCGAAACCATTGATATACTTGCATGTTGACGAGGGTCACAGGGAAATATACTATCGGAATATAAAATAAAAAAAGGCGGTATCGCCTGTATATAGGATGCCGCCGTAGGGTTTATTTTTGTCCCGATGGTTCATATACTCCAACTGGCTACTAACCCTCCCACAACAAAAGTTGATGTGCAAATATAATAATAATTTAGACAACGACAAAAAATAATGAGCAAAAAGTGATGTCACAAATATTTTATGGTGAAAAAATAAAGAAACTATTATGAGTAAACCACTGCCCATCAGAACAACCATTGAGCGTGCGCTCAACATAAATATTTCATCATCGCTGCCTGCAAAGGACAAGGTGGCGGTGATGGAATGTTTGCTAACGTTAAGCGCAAATGATATAAGGCGCATAAACGAAAGCGACAAAGCAATTGCTTTTGTTAGCCTGTGTGCCAACATACTCCGTCGTGGTGAACTGATGGAGTATATGCACATTCTTGAAATGTGCCGTAAAATGGCTTTAAATAATGATAAATGCGTTTAAATGTTCGATGAACGTGTTTAAACGCACTTTAAACACATAATGAAAGGAAGATATAAGGAGGAAAGGAGATTATATGGCACTATCAAAAAATGAAAATAAACGTAAAAAGCAACTTGCAAATTTGGAGAAAGGCAAGTTTAAAAAGGGCGAGATTACCAATCCTAAAGGGCGACCGCCTAAGCCTAAGACGATGACGGCGTTTATCGCTGAAATGAAGGAAAAAGGCTATGAAGTGCCAACATCGCAGACCATAGCCGAGTCGTTTCTGTATATTGCCACCCTGCCCGAGGACGAGCTTAAAGCCGTTCTTGCCGACAAAACACGTCCTATGATGCAGCGCATTGTTGCTAAGGGCATACTTGACAAGAAGGGCATGGATATACTCGAACGTGTCGTAGACCGAGCCTATGGCAAGATACAGCATATAGACCTTACAAGCAAAGGCGAGCAAATAAAGCAGGATCCTTTGCAAGTGCATGTCGTTACAAGCACAGAAGAATACAACAAGGTTCTTGCGGAGATACAAAAAGAGAAAGAACGCAAAGAAACAGAAAATAACAAAACTAAGGAAAAATAAAATTATGGCAAAGAATAGCGGAGGAACAAGAGTGGGTACATCAAAAGGTTTTGAATGGTCGCATAGTGATACCTACGAAGATGTGTTGCACGATGCACAGCAAATATTTAAGATAGAAGCAAATGCAGGTCTTGGCAATTTCATGCAAAGAAAACCTAAAAAAGTTTCTGATGCCGAATACGAAAAATTGCTAAAAAGTGGCGATTATGTCGAAGTATTCCATGAAGGAACTGAAGAGCATAATAAGGAAATTGTTTCGGGAAAATATTATATAAACGACCAGATTAATAATTTGGGATTTGGATATTACTTCTCGTCAGACGTTTCATATCTTCAAGGGACGTATGGTAATAATATTATCAGTGCATTAATAAAGAAGTCTGATTTGATAAGAACAACAGTGCTAAAACAAAATATAGAAGATGGATTTGCTAAATATACTAATTCGGCTACAAACTATAAATCTGGTTCTAAGATTTCAGAATACGACAAGAAAGATACATACGGGTATTCAACGGCGGCAGCAAGAGAAGGCTATAAAGTCTTAAAAAATGGCGGGAACGCTCCTTATTACGTTATTATTGACAGAAGCGCATTGATTATAAAAAAGAAAGGATAGCAAATAGATATGCCACACGTATTTTTAGCAAAGAACTACATGAGAGTAGATGCTGCCAAGAAAGCAGGATTTACGACCGTGTCATTGCAAGGAAGCTCGCGCAGCGCCAAAACATGGTCGGTCGTGCAGTTTCTTTGTATCTATTGCTTTAATAACGCTGGCACAACCGTTTCCATCATACGTGCCGGTATGCCTTCTATTAAGCGTACTGTATACCGTGACTTTAAGAATGTGATGCTGTCCTTTGGTTGGTGGAATGACAAGTCAATGAACAAGTCGGAGTATGTCTACACTTTTCCTAATGGTTCTTGGATAGAGTTTTTCTCTACCGACAACGAGCAGAAGGTGCGCGGTTCAAAGCGTAAGATTTTGTTCGTAAACGAGGCTAACGAGCTTTCTTTTATTGAGTGGCAGCAGCTGCAAATGCGTACTACAGAGTTCTCCATACTTGACTACAATCCATCTTTCTCAGAAGAACACTGGATAAATCAAGTAAACGAGGAAAAAAACACTTATTGGTTTATCTCAACGTACAAGGACAACCCATTTCTTGAGCAGAAGGTAATTGACGAAATAGAAAGTCTTAAGTGGAAAAACCCGAGCCTGTGGCGAATCTATGGACTCGGACAGCGAGCTATTGTTGAGGGCCTTGTGTTTGAGAATGTTGTCGTTGACGATTATATACCGGTAGAAGCACATAGACATCATTGGATTGGCATGGACTTTGGCTATACCAACGACCCTACAGCTATTGTAGAAGTCTATCTATGTGGTAACGACCTATATGTAGACGAGCGTTGCTATCAAACGAAAATGATGACTGACGATATAATTAGAGAACTAAAAGATATAAAAGGTGACTTAGAAATAATATCAGAGAGCGCAGACCCACGTCTTGTTGATGAGATATACAATGCTGGTCTGAATATCAAACCTGTTACAAAGTTCAAAGGTTCTGTAAACGCTGGCATTATGAAAATGCAACAGTTTAAGATACACGTTACAAGACGTTCTATGAATATTCGCAAGGAGTTCAACAACTACACTTGGCAACGGGACAAAGAAGGAAAATGGCTCAATGTACCAATTGATATGTGGAATCACGGCTTAGATGGAATTCGCTATGTTGTACTTGACAAAGTACTTGGCGCTTACGGCAGTGGTATGAGTGCAAGCGAAATTTTGGATATAATATAAAACAAACACAGCAAACCCTATTGTTAGGTGTTTGCTGTGCGTAGGCTTAGATTGTTTTTAATCAATTGTGGCGATAAATTCAAACTCGTCTTCTATTATATCATTCTTCCAATAGATAACATTTACCTCCTCCAAAGTTTTGTTGTAATCCTCAATAGAGAACACAAACTCTATCAATTCATTGTTCTTCTCCATTTCGTCATTAATGTACGAAACAGACCATTCGTCACTATTTATATCGTTAATGCAAAACGTTTTTTCACTTGCTTTGCTTAGCTGTTCGAGGTCTCTTGAGATTGTAAATGTTAAGCTTTTCTTTCTGCCAATGATAGGTAAACCATCTTTGCGTGTAACTTTAATTTTCATTGTTGTATCTCCTTTTTTTATTAGTTATATATTAATTCCTACAACGCAAAACTAATATATTATTAGCATATAACAAAATTGTCTGCTATAATTTTTTTTCTTTTATTAGGTTTTTTAAGACTTTGCAAATTGTTTACACAGCATATTGGTTTTGTAATCGCCAGCTATATGCGTTTTGTAACTTTGCTAACAAAGTTAGCAAAATATGAGAAAGATAACAGAAATACTCGTCAATGATGCCAACACAGTACATATGTTACTAACGGCAAGAAAACTACCACAGCATGAGAGTTTTGAAACACTTATGAAACAGTGGGATCCTTACAAACATGACGTCTTCGACAAAAACAAACGCAAGAATAAGAAGATAAAAGTACCAACCGACCAAAAAGACCCGATTACAGGACAGGTTATATACAAAACCGAACTTGTTGACCGAGTGCGCATTGCTCTGCCTACGCAAAATATTATTGTGGAGCGACTTGTCGGATTCTTGCTGACAAATGCCGTAACGTACAAAGCAAACTCGCATGGCTTGCTGTTAAAGTCGCTTAACAGCAAGCAGCAGCAGCTTTTTGATGCATTGTTGCACTGCTACCATGACAACAAAATGAAGTACTTTGACAAACAGCTCGTCCGTACAGTATCATCACAATGTGAAGCGGCAGAGTTGTGGTATATGACAACCAACGAAAACGGACGACTCGGAGGTGAGATACGTGTACAGCTTTTATCTCCTTCCAATGGGGATAAGCTCTATCCGCATTTCAACGACTGGCATCGTATGGACGGCTTCGGACGTGAATACTACACATTTGACGAACTTGGTACGTCTGAACTGCATTTCGATGTGTACACAGACCTTCATGTGTACAAGTATATCAATAATGGCTCTGGCTGGACGTGCATAGACGTAAAAGCACATGGCTTTACCAAAATACCTGTCGTATATTACCGTCAGTACAAATCCGAATGGGCGGACGTTCAATGGGCGGCAGACCGCGTGGAGGAATGTATATCCAACTGGGGAGATACAAATGATTATTTTGGCACGCCTAAGTATTTTATACAGGGTAGACTTGAAGGCTTTGCTGAGAAAGGTGAACAGGGTGCAGTTTTCCAAGGAGGAAAAGACACAAAAATGAACGTTTTATCTTGGGACCACTCGCCCGAGTCTGTTAAAGGTGAGATTGCATACCTATTCAACATCATTTTCTCTTTTACGCAGACTCCTGACATATCGTTCGAAAACATGAAAACGCTTGGCAACAATACAAGCGGTGCCGCTATACGCTTGATGTTTACAGACCCGTTTATTAAGGTTGGCAACAAAACGGAAATGTATGGAGAAATGTTCACACGCAGAAGTAACATCGTAGCCAATGGTATTTGCAACGCCGGCATTTACGTAAAAGGCATAGACATGAGTGTGGCTGAGAATATTGACTTTGAACCAGTGTTTGAGCCGTACATACCAAAGAATAATGTTGAGCTAATGCAACTTATCACTCAGAGCAACGGAGGCAAACCGTCGACCTCGCAGCGTCGCTCCATTGAGCTTAATCCGCTCAACGAAGATGCAGATAGTGTAGAAAAAGAAATGAAAGAAGAGCAACAGAGCGAATTAATGCAACAGGCGGCAATGCTTGGTATGGGCAGTTCCGCATCAGCAGCACAATCGATAAATAACGAAGGGGAGGAATAACTATGGCAAAGAATAGTGGAGGAACAAGAGTAAACAATCCAACTCGTCCTGGATTGCGACAAAACACCATTGCATTTATAGAAAAATGGAATAACAATTCTACTAAAGAATTACAAGACGAATATACTAAATATGTTGAAGAAGAAAATAACGAAGTACCACAAGTAAAGGGACCTTCGCTCGTAAACAATGAAGCAGTAAAATATTACCAAATGACAAGCACAATAAATAAAAAATTAAGAGGTTTGTCATCGTCTCCTTTGAGTAAATCACAAACAAGTACTATAAATGCTGTTGATAAATTATTGTCTCAGTCCCAACTAAAAAAAGGCATAGTAGTGTATCGTGGAACAAAAGATCATCCTTATGACAATAATGGTTTTATTTCAACAAGTACATCCCCAATCGTTGCTTCAGATTTCGGCAAGGTAAAAGCATATTACATTCCTAAAGGAGAACATGCTTTATGGATTGGTGGGCTTGAGAAAGAGTTGTTGTTACCAAGAGGATTTAATATAAAGAAATACGAACTGTAAAAAAAATAATAATTATGGCAAAAGGAGGTGGGGGAACAAGGAAGAGTCGCCCAAAAGAAACTCTTCCTACTGAAAAGATTACTGCTGTCAGTGACTATATGTACACAATTTATGACAATGGTGCTTATTCAGATTCAGACAAGGCAAAAGCTATATATAAAGGTCGTGAGGAATTAAAGAAATTATATCCAGACCAACCTTTTATTACTGTGACACATTTAAGTGTTGACGAACAAGGCTATTTGCATGTAGAGATAGGTCTCAACGGGAAAAAGATAGCTGGTATGCCGAGAGAATTTGGGCAAATCCGCTATGATACAAGAGATAACAAATTCCATGTCACCTATCAAGGGTATAAATGGGAAACTGCAACTCTCAACAATATGAGGGAGCAATACAAATATATCCAAGACAAACAAAATTTTGGTAAATGGGATAAGAAAATGGAAGAATTAATTGACAGACACAACAATAAACCCACAAAAGAACATAATGCTTTTATGGATATTGAGCAACGATACAGATTAAGTAAGTGATGGCAAAAAAGCTAACATCAAAACAAAAGAAAGAGCAGTTAAACCAACTGTTCGCAGCGTACAACCGCCGACTTGGCATGTTGTATAGTGGTTATGTCAAGAAGCTGCTCTCTCTTGGCTATAACGAAGATGTGCTCGAAAGTGACGCTCTTTTCAATTTTGACAATTTCCCTTTGCTTAAAGCTCGACTTGAAGACATATTTAACGACTATTTCCAAAACAGTATATTATGCTACAAAAGCGGCATAACAGACGGCGTTTCTTTGGCGTACACGCATGATGGCGACGCTTTGGGGCAATTCTCCGTACTATCAGACAAAGCCTTGCAGACCGCAAGAAAAACGGCAGCAGCGACGTTTATCGCCAATAGACTCAATGCTAAAAACGGCTTAAACCTTGCACAGTCTGTTTGGAACTACTGCCAGCAGACGAAAGCGGAGTTTGAAATGGCGATGTCAAATGTAATAGCCGACGGATTGGAGAAGGGCACGTCGGCAGAAGAAGTAGGAAGAAGATTACGGCAGTATCTGAATAATCCTGACATGATGTACCGCCGTTATCACACCGTAAAAGTCCTGAAAAACGGACAGAAGAAGGATGTTGTCACTTGGCGCAGGAAGCGTATTATCGATGGACGTGTACGTTTTGTAGAAGAGCCGCTCGAACGTGTAGGGCAAGGCGTATATCGCTCCGCAAGAAAGAATGCTCTGCGTGTTGCTCGCACGGAGATAAATGCAGCTTATCACAAGGCACGAAACGAACGCTGGAAGAACGAGCCTTTCGTTATCGGTCAACACATACACATATCTCCACAGCACGATCCAGAGGAAGACGCAGATATCTGCGACGAACTCGAAGGCTATTACCCCAAAGATTTTAATTGGGACAGTTGGCATTCTCAGTGCATGTGTACCAGTGATCCCGTTATGATTAGCGGTGAAGAACGCAAGCAGTTCTATAAGCGACTGGCAAAAGGAGAAGATATGACAAACTACATATCTCCGAACCGTGTAAAGGACGTGCCCGACCAATACAAACGGTATATTGAAGCCAACGGTGACAAAATCGTGGACGCATTTAAACGCGGTAAGCTTGCATGGCATTTAGCTGATAATAAAAGTTATTGGGTGAAGTATTTGGACGCAACACAACGCAAGGAAATGGGCGTAAAGGCAATTTCACGGCGCGAAGCAATATTGAAAATAGCTAAAGCAAGGCACGCAAGGCGTGATGCACAAGCATTACAGAGAAACTGGACACTTAGGCGGTCATACATGTATATGGAACGAATGAACGAAGTTATAGGACATTTGACATATTCCAATTATACCACTATGGGCAAGGCTTTACAAAAACGATATCACGATGTTACAGATGCTCTAAAAACAAATAAGACTTGGGATATTAATAATGTGGAGCGTTTGTTTAGGCACTTCAAGCAAGGTGTGTCTATTCGCGAACGTTGGGACAAACTGTTATGGAATGGTTTTTCTTCTGAACAAATAGAAAACTGCCGTGAGCTTGAAAAGAAACTCGGCATACTCAAAGGTAGACCTATGTCTATTGAATTAGCTGATAGACAAAGCGCAAACCCTTTCTTTAATCTTGGAAGAGAATGGCAAGTTAATTGTGCAACATGTTCACCTACTTATGCCTTGCGAGAAATGGGATTCAATATCATTGCGAAAGGTAATCCTAAAAAAGATGGTAATTTAAATTATTGGATGTCAAGAGGGCATTCGTTTGATGTATGGAAAAACGCTGATGGGTCCAAGTCCAATCCCTTGAATACATATAAATGGATGCAAAGCAAAAAATACAAACAAATGACACCTCAACGCTATGCGGAATACATAAATGAAGCGACACAAGAAGAAGGAACTTATATTATCACTCTTGCATGGAAAGGAAATAATGGAGGACATGCTACTATCCTTAAACGGTTAAAAAACGGCAAGGTAGTGTACATAGAACCGCAGATTTACTCAGCAAAAAAAGGTGCAACACGTGATATTATGGAGTTATGCAATGATGGTGCATGTTCTTATAAATCAGTGTATTATAAAGGCATAATGCGAGTGGATGATAAATTGTTTGACCCGCAATACGCCGATATATTTACAAAAATGAATTTATAATATGAAGTGCATCAAAACCATTTATAGTCTCAACTTCAAAACCATCAAATTTAAACACGACAGGGAATCCTGATTCCATATCATTAGGAAAAGAAAATTTGTAATAGGCATAATTGTCTTTAGTACCAATGTATCTGAGTCGCTCACCAAATCTATCAAGATACCATTGCGCTGCCTTTCTAACTTTTGAAGGATATTCCATAATGCTGAGTATTTAGTTAATATTTTGCAAATGTACTTCAAATGTTTTGTATGACCAAATAAAAAGGTTACCTTTGCACCACATTGTTGTATCTCGTAACGAGATATTACGTTAAACTTCAATGCCCACTGCCAAATGTATCTCCTCGGCAGTGGGTTTTTGCGTTTATACACCTAAGGCTTTTTGAATACATATTTTTTCACTATCAGATAGCATTCTCCATTGTATCTTACGATAGTGTCCGTCAACGAGAACCATAAGCGACACAGCATGTCCAATTGCTTTATTTTCAGCTACACGTATTGATACTGCCATTGCATTGTGATACGACTTTCTGCCTTTAACAGGCACTGGGTTCTTTAAATTACATTCAAATGGCGAAGTTGTCGTAACATTAAACAGACTTGCCAACATATATTCTGTGTATACGTTCATATTCTATCCTATGAATTTATCGTAGTAGTCATTATCAAAAGAAATCTTTTCTTTGTCAAAGCCAGTCGATATTTCATGTGCATAACAACTAACTTTTGTTATGCATATTCTATTTTCTAACTTATCGCCACTTAAAGACACAGAATCCGGAATGTTTTCACTATATGTTCTTACTTTAACATAGAAATATCCATTACCATTTTCAAAAGTTTCAATACTCTTTTTGACCAATTCACATTCATCGTAGTATTGACGAACGTAAGCCAATGCATCCTCTTTATTTGCAAAGACACGAAGGACTCCTGAATGTATATCGCAGACATCATTACTATTGTCTTTGTCTTGCTGTTTCGACTCAACTTCTACGACGTAGACGTAAGATGACGTAGGAACTTCTTGCATGGAAACAGGTGACAGTGTGGACGCTTCTTGTGGTTTTCTAATTGTAGCCATATCGTTATTTTCTAAAGTTTATATATGCACTTGGATAACGCATCGAGCAACATTCTGTAACAGCATATCCTTGTCGGCGGAATGCCCGCACAACGTTATCAACCGCTTCGAACGAAGATGCATGCCATTTGTTTTCGTTCGGCATAGATCCTGTCCAGTTACCAGCACAGCAACCTTCGGTTCGCTGAAGAATCTGTACTTCTTTTCTTTCTTTTAAATTGTCAAGAACCCATTGTGCAAGCTCATTCTCTTGCTCTTCTCTTGCATTTGACTTTGGAATTTCTATCATATTATTGATTGTATTTTAGATTTAACAATGCACAAAACCTTTTATAAACATGAATTTATATGTTTAAAAGACTGTTTATAAGTTCTTCTTTGGTTGCGAATATCTCGTTCATATATCTAGTTTCCTTACGTTTGTCAATACTGATAACTACGGAATTGCCGTGTATGGATTTGTGTACCAAAGTAAGAATGTGGTTAAACTCTTGCGAAGGCAGCGATAACATGTCTTTAGAGATACCAGCTCTTTCTGCGCAGAAGGAGTAGACATTTTCGATAAGATACTGTGAACGATAATCCAAATAGAATTTGTCTTTTTGTTCGCCTATAGACATTGACATATACAGGATAGTTCCACTTACTATTTTGTTGTTTAGCATCGTATAGACAGTTTGTCCAATACGGAAGTCACTTGCGAGAATTGTAGCGGAGTCCTTCACTGCTTTCATATCGCTGTCTTCATAATTAAAAGTAGCATAGAGTTGATTTTGTTCCTTGAGTGCTTTGAACATTCTTTCCATGCACTCTTCTTTGGTCGCCACTCGCTCTGTCTCTATACCATCTTCGTCTATTTCAACGACAATATCATCAAAATAATTCTGATTCTTATCACAGATGTGCAATCCGAGCTCTTGAGCTTTGATAACATCGTTAGCCGTTGTAACCTCAAAGCCAGCAATGTATGAATCTTCAAAAAAAATAGTTTTCATAATCGTATGTTTTAAATTATTATTTATTAGTTCCGTGTGTGGAATCGAACCACAATGGAAAGCCTATCTTTACACGAAAACCGACTATCTAAGTTGTCATCTTGCGTTTAACGTTTTCTTCTTAACGTGTCATAATACTGTATGTCACACATGTTTGCCGTGTTGTCTCACGCCTTGTGATTTAACGTCCTCACCAAGGTTTGACGGTGGGATAATGAGCACCCCTTTCCGTGCTATCTGCTTATACGTTCACAGACCAAACGACAAGTTTGAGTCCTTGCGACTGAGTTTAGGTATTCTCCTTCCGATTTCTCTTTCAGTCATTTTTAGACGGATGGCTCAAAGGAACTTCTAACGAAAATCTGTACCGTATTCTACGTAGTATTGCGCCGTGTGCGGTCTCGCTCCGCTTGCCTTTCAATCGGTCGCGGCTGTATCTTGTCTTCCTGTTATCTTCTCTCTTTTGTACAGTCATACAAAACAAAATCCATAGATGAATAATTTTTTGCATATTGGGGTACTGGTGCTAAAAATGTAGCATACACGAACCTTGCTTCTAATAAGCTTTTATCATATTTTTTCTTTTCCACTATGTCTTTTGCTTCCAAAAACATTCCTCCAAGAGTTGTGCTTTTTAGTATTATCTTTTCAACACATATGTCATAAGTTAGACATAAAGAACCTTCTGTTATCATGATTGTATGTTTTTAAGTTAATATTAGCGGATAATGGTATGTTTATAAACGCACCTGTAAATCTGTTGGTTTGATATTATCACCATCTTTTCGTGCTATTTCAATAGCTTCTTCAACACTGTGAGTTTTTACATATCCAAACTTTCCATGCTTATGACTGTAGTAAGTGTAGACTGTATAATTTTCCTTTTTCATAATCGTGTGTGCTTATTTGTCCAAATTTTCTACCAGATACTTGATTTCGCTGTCCGACAATTCGATGTTTTGAGAATATTTGAATTTGATTATCTCCTTGATTCCTATAACTTCTTCCACAGCTTGATAGGCCATAGCGTCCGTATCTTTGCCTTTATCGAGAGCAGCAATTATGTTATGCGCGAAAATTGTAATCATATCTTTTGCTACTGTTTTAACGTTTTCTACTTCTTTGCGCAAAACCTCAGTTTCTTTGTTAAAAGTGCAACCGCACTCAATAGCAAAATCATTCTTTATATTCTCGCACATCTGGTCGATGTCCGCTCCAAACTTCTGTGCAAAGTATGTATTACCTTTAAGTGATTGTAATACTTTAATTTCTTCCTGTTTTGTCATAATCTTGATATTTTTTGTTTTTGGGGAAGTAGCAAGCTTCCCCTTTATTTTGTTTTTATTTCATTTCAGCATCGGGGAATTTCTCTTTGGTCTTTCTGAGTGCTGTAATGCATGCCATATATTCTCCGCTACCTTCCTCTCCGACAAGCTCGGCAAAAATAGACCACCAATAACGGTTGTGTGTGTCGTTTACAAATGGATAATTGCTGTTCATTGTTGTATCTCCTATATTAGTTGTTTATTAATTTTTACACCGCAAAGTTAATATTTTATCTTCGAACAACCAAGTAATTCTTAGTTTATCTCTCTGTATTAAGAATAATTTAGAGGTTTATCTATTAGTAGAAATAAATATAAAATATAATAGTACTAATATCAACAAAAATACCTACCTTTGCATTCAAATCTAAAGCTTATGACACAAATCTACAACATGAACACGAATGACATACGTAGTCTTGCTTACGAGTACATAAGGCAAGGAATACCGAGCAGGGCAATACAATGCTTTGAGCGGTTGCTGTGGCTCGGAAGTTTACGACGGCGTGAATATTTACGACTGGCGGCATTGTACCCCAAAAGGCATAATGTCGCAATAAAACGAATTATTGAACGATATAAAGCAATTTACAAATAAACAATCATGAAAGATATTTTATTTAGCATTGCCATAGTATTGGCATTTACTTTTACTGGATGCAGCGTTTCCAATCAAAAAGAGCAACCCAAAGCCAAAACTGAAATTAACGAAGATTCTTTAAGAACTTCAAAATTTAAAGAAGTTGGCGTAAAGTACTCTTCTTTGGCTACCGTAGGTTATTGGGTGTTCAATATACCAAAAGACCCTAAAATACCAGCAAGCACGAACATAAAATACACTGCATTTTTATATAAAGACATGAATACTGGCGAGTATTATCTTATGGAGAGAGATTACGTAGAGAAATCGTTGGTTATCCGTTCTCTATTCCTGAAAAAAAATCAAAATCGTTATGTTATGATTTTCAAAGATGCACCTTGGTTAAAATACGAATTTGATAAAGAAGGTAATTGTTGGGAGACCGAAGAAGGCCTTGAAGCTGAACTTGGAACTGGCGAGATAAACACAGAATTACTTGATTAAACAAATAGAATAAAAGCGAATAATAATTTAGCATATAAAGAGTGAGGAGCATAACAACCTCACTCTTGTTTTTTTATTCCAGCGCCTCCAGAGCTTCTTTAAGAGCATCTTTTATACCATTGTGCAAAAAATGCTTTGTAAGATACAGCACGTTATACCCTTTGTCCTCAACATACTTGCCATATACCATACCAGCAACAACAATAACGGTGTAACCCTGCGGAGCTACGACACCGGGTTTTGACGCATATTCCTCCAATGCTTTTTGTACTTGCGCCTGACCGCCTTTTACTTTGTCAGGCTCGGGAATATTACCTATAAAAGAGTTGAGTAGCTTACCGTCTTTGAACACAGCAAATGATATGGAGTTTTTAAGATTTGCCGTTTGGTCTTGGTAGCCTTTATTGTCTTTTGAAAAAGTCACAGCTTCTTCGCCAAGCTGTGCGAGTAACTGATCCAAAACGTTCTCCACGGCCTGTTTTTTCTCCATAAGCCTTTTCTTTAAGGCTTCTATACCTTTTATTTGTATTTCTGCTTTTGCCATACGCTATTGATTAGAATCCCTATTAACTGCTATTTGTACAGCACAAGGTCGCTGACATACGCCCATTGCTCCAGCCCTTTGCCATCATACATAGAGTAGTCCATGAACCACCACTTGTATACACCCGATTGCATCGCTCGACGTGTAGCGAGTCGGAAACCGCTTGTTGTGCGAAGCAAACACCACTCGCCGTCGTTGGGCAACTCGGTGTTGGCATCATGCCATACGGTCTGTAAAAACTGTTTAATACCGGCAATAAAGGACGAGCGCAAATCATCGCGAGTAAACTTGCACTCGTCCGCATCGCCACTGAAAAGGTTGAGTGGATAGTCCTGTGCCCATGCGCAGCCTTTATCAACACAATCCTTTCGTGAAAGTATATCAACATGCACTTTTGCTGTTTTCCTTGTTCTTGGCATTTACGTATTCTTTAAGTACACAAGCACCATCTGCAAGCAAAGTATATCGTTCACGTTGCTCGTCAGACATAGCATCATATGCAGCACGGCTTGCCTTCTTTATGTTATCTTGGTTGTATAGCGCATTAAAGAATGCATCAAAAGTTGCCTTTATAGCCTTGTTCTTTACGATATTGTCTCGATACGTGTTACGGTCTTCACCCATAATGCTTTCAAGCATCATTTCAATAGACTTTAACGCCCGTACGGGGAACATCGGTGCAAAGCAATTACGGACATCAATATGCCTTATCTCCTGTATTCGCTTGAATATATGTTCAAAAGTGTCGCTTGACATACATACAAGGTTTTGGACTACTATTATCAAAGCACAGAGACCAGGTCTGTCCACACCAAGGTTTGCTAACTTTTTGGATATCTGCTCATGTAGCCTTTTCAAGATAGGTGTTGTCATGTCGTATAACTGGTTGGCATACTCGTTGCAATAATCAGGTTCAGAACTTTGTTCTACTGTCTTTATTATGCTGCGTAGAGAACGTTGTGCATCTCGAAAAAGCTTCTTAGTCTTAAACTTAAATAACCCTTTCTTGCGTAAATAGTCCTCCATATAGATAAGCCAGTTGTCCGTTATCAAATACTCCGTGTATGAGAACTGAAACACCGACACCTTGCCAATGTTTAGCGTTTCTTGTATATATTCAGTATCAACAGACTGGTCGGCATACACTCTATGAATGCTGCCAAAAGACTCTACATTATAGCATTTTATTGGATTTTGCATATTTTATTCTGATATATTGTTTTGTTGCTGGTACTCATTAACAGCATTTGTAAAGTAAGGCGAAAATGCAAGTTCTTTAATATATTCGTCGATTGATGTAACGGTTGTGCTATTGTCACCACGCTCCCAGCTACTGACATAGAACATCCAACACTTCGTAACATACACCTCCTGCTGTGAATTGTTGAATGGATTAAAAGCCGTTGTTTTCTCAATAATGATGTGAAGCCTGCGGTCATTAGACCACAATTCATAGCCTCCCTCCGTCTTGACAGCGTATGCAGCTTTATTATTTGATTTTATAAAATATTCTTTTTGCGACATTGAGTATCTCTTTTATTTACATTTACTTCATTGATATTACTTTTAGCCATCGCTCGATAGCAAGTGCAGATTCATCAAACGAGCGACAAACCATATATTCAAAACCAAGAGCGCAGACCTTTCTCTGAAATTCTTTTTGTTTCTCAGACAGTCTGCCATCGGGCGTTTTTACTTCGAGGAACAACACATTATGCTCGGCTATTATGATAAGGTCGGAGAATCCGGCAAGAATCCCCTCACGCTTCATTATCGTTGCTTCTTTCGCATTACGAAAGCCGCCATTAGGAATAGCAGCTATTATATACCGTGGGTATTGCAAGCGAAACCATTGTACGACAGCTTGTTGAATGCCAGACTCGACGTGCCGAGGTTTGGCACGCTGATTGTGCTTCAATAGGAGAAGCTGCCATTTACTCAAATTCTGCGTCATTTTTTTTGCTAATTGCATCATCCACAGTAGAACGCCATTGCCTCCATTCTTCTTCTGTGCGCATCCATTGAAGACATGGTCTTTTTTCAGGCATTGTCAAAGCTGATATAAGACCAAGCATTTCGTCAAAGCCTAAATGGTCGCTATGTTTATCACCCTGCCAAACATCGAAACCATGATCACCATCTTTTTTTATTACAATATCTTCCATTTGTTACATCCATTTTGTCCAACGTTTTTGCTCAATTGGACGATAATAAATCTTACACTTGTCGTTCTCAAATACACCATTATTTCTTGATATGGCATTCATTATTGCACCACGTCCAACACCTAACACGTCTTTTCCATATTCAGCGACAAGCTGGAATGAAGAAGTATATGCTCTTTCTATCTTTGAACCTTTAAGTTGCAATACAAGCACCCTTTTTCTCTGCTTCCTTCTGTCTTTCATTTCTACTTCACCTCGCTTTCTATTTGTTTCTGTGACTCGCGTATTAACAAATCTATGATTTTAACGATTACTTCTCTATTGCTTATGCCATGAATGCCGTTTGTGGCTTTTAACTCCACACAGTACACAAGTTCTTCCTTGCGTAGCTTGCGGTACTGAGCATTCAATTCTTTTATATGTTCTATTTTCTCCATTGCTTTTAGTTTATGCATGTGCTGACATTTCGTATTGTACAGCACATGCTTCGTTTGCTTTACAGCAACACAAGGTCTGCGACATGTGTTCCGGCAGGAATAATGAGATTGTCCATACGAGTGCCAAACTGAGTTTGTCGTAGTATGTTCACCTCTTCGCATACATTGACAACAACGTTTACTTTGCTGCTACCAGTAATTATTGACATTGGCACAACAAAAGAAGATGTAAGGCGTTTGTTTTCCTCTACAAGCAAACCATTCATGGCATTGTCTTGTGTAGATGTAATGATTGCGTCTCCAAAACCTGCTATGTTAATAACAGTCGGCACAATAACGCCACCTTTATGCAAAGGAACATCCTCACTTGCTATAAGAGGTATTATACGTGGTTTATTCGCCTCTTTCTCTTCTTGAGACTTTGATTCCTTGTTGTCTTCACTTTGTGCATCCTGTACCTCGTCCTCTAATGTTTCCATTGGCGGAACAAACTGAGGTGCGTCGTTTTCTGTAGGTTTTTCTGTTTTTTTGTATCTTCCCATATTTTATTTTTAAAAAGGTAAATCACTATCATCCACTGACTGTGCAAACGGAGCGTCACAAGTTGCAGCCGCATTAACAGGAGTGTTGTCAAATGGTTTCATGCCTCCGAGGATTGGCATTGCGTCCAATTGATCCTTTGTCATGCTCTCACGTACTTCTTTCGGCAAAGACTGCTTTACAAGGTGCGTTTGGTCATATTTGGATTCACGCAAGGCAAAAGCATTCAAATCCAGATAGACTGCCTTAGGAGTGCCATCTGCATTTGCGCTGACAAAAAGATGATTCTCTTCAATAGGTACGACAAGACAACGTTTCGTTCCCGTGCGTCCTTTAATGCTCATAACACCAGCATTCTGGTATTTTAGAGCATTTAGTTTGATTCCATAGTTTTCTTTTTCCATTTCAATATTTTATTTGTTAACCTTTTAATCTATCCAAGAATGACACATGACATTTACCATTAATCAATTGAAATTTAAACTCCAACATATCATCATCTGATAAATCACCCACATCATTAATAACAAGAGTAGGAAAATCGTACATACGAGCAAATCCTTTTTCTTCAATGTGTGCATCAAAATTTTCTGGCTTTAAATTCTGTGTATCGCAGAAAAAATAATCCAAGCTATCAATAACATGACAGTTTATCCATTCCTTATCTTTTAGATAACCGGTATCTACGAGTTCGTAATGCAATTTAGCATTGTCTGCCATCACCGCCTTAACCCTCTTTATTTCTTCGTCGATGCCTTTCTCTAACAATTTGCTTGTGACGAGTGCAGCACTATTCCGCGTCTTGAAGTATTCACGCTGTGCAGCTCGCATTTGGCTTACCTTATGAAAGAATGTTTTTTTATCCATTATCATACTTTTTAAGTTCTTCAATAAGTACGTTAGCGTATCTAACAGCTTCCCTCGCATTACCCTCCAAACTTTGGTACTCAAACTCAATGCTTGGGTCTGTGCTGCGCCTTTCGTTCCCTTCGTCCATATAGATAGCGCAAAGCATATCCTTAGCAATCTCATATCTACGCTGCTCCCAATCTATCGGCTTATGAGTGGTGACTGCCGTACAGTTACGCTTATCTCTTGTTAGTTTTGCCACACATTCCTTGCAACGTCCTTTGTAGGACTTTGAGAAAGCGGACAGTGACAAAGTTCGTCCGCATATCTCACACGTTTTCATTTCCATTTTACATTGCTTAATATTTTTCGTACCTTTCTATAAATACACTGGCTGCGCCTTTTGCGACATCAGCAAGATACTCTGCTTCTGTCTTGCCTTTGAGTAAGGCGATATTTTGTACTGTGCCACGGAAACATCTGACATTATCTATATCTGTATTATAAGCGACCATCATTCTTGAAAACATATCCTTAGCAAGGTCGTATTCGCGTTGTTCCCAATCAATCGGATCATGTTGAAGTTGCTCACAAATAGATTCAAGGTCTTTTATATAAGCCCACCGTTCTATGTGATGATCAAAATATGTTGGGGATTGTAAACGGCTTTCTATCCATATTTTATCTCGAACCAACTTATAAGAATTACGGTCTTTCCATTTAAAGATATATCTATCTTTTCCGTTGGGAATTTCCGTGGCTGTATGCCAAATATTTTTTGTTTCCATATCTCCTTTTGATTTTAAATTAGCCTCGGAATAAGGATTCGAACCTATATTCACACCGTGTATTTACAGGCTGCTCACACGATTAACTATTCTAACATTTTAACATTTATGGCTGTCAATCCTACAACGGAAAACTTTGCAACCTACCGTCCCTTGACGGATGAATTATTCCGAGTTATAAAATGCCCTACCGCCGTAGGGCTTACGAACTAAAAACTTTATTTTATACCAATTATAGAAGAACGTCTCACGACGTGACAGAAAAAACAAATTGTTTTACAATATATGATTGTCTAAAAAATCCACCATAGCCAAATTCTGTGAAAGAATCATTGGCTGGTCGAGCGTTGCCGACTTGTACATGTCCGTAGCGGCATTGTAGAAATCCCACGCTGTCACCTTGCCTTTGCTATTATATGCAAGCATCATCTTTTCTGTTATGCGCCCTATTTGTGCTTGGTTGAGCGGTATAGTGTTGTTGTTGCGTATGCATTTGTGCTTTGTCTCCGAAGCTACGCGTAATGATGTAAGCATACCTATGATTGTGAACATTTCTTGTGCACTAATCTCGCGACGTTTCATTTTCTCAATTCGTTCATCGTCGCTTTCTGCGATACCTCGCAGATTATCGAGCCAACTCGCCACCTTATCAAGCATTTCGCTAATGGAAATACCGGGAGTCTTACCATCTTTATACGTAGCAGCATATTGCTCACGGTTGAGCATTGTCTGGTTATGACATATCACCACATTGCGTCCGATACCAACTTGCAAACCTTTCTGATGATACGAGATAGCAAGATTTGTTGTTATGGCATCATCACCCTCACCTTTATCAAGGTCGTATAAGCGAATATTGCAATACACGCGTCGTAAGATATGTGCTTCTATGGCACGTTCTCCAAACTTTTCTTCCTTCTGTGGAAGACGACTCACACCAGGCGCTCTTCGGTCTTTGTTGTTGGCAGCGAACAAATCCCATATCTCGGCACGATAGCCACGTTCGGCGCACATTTCCTGTATCTGCTGTATAAGCTGAAAATGATAAATGCCCAGCAACGGATTTCCGTTGTAGTCGTTTTCTTTCTCCGTGCGTGCGAGCTGTTCAAGCGTCAGCGTCTGAACCTTGCTTATGTCGAAGTCGAGGAACTGACGGTCGTTACCACCTGCTACTTCAATCTCTGTTGTAGAATCAGCGACCAAGTTGTTAGATGTTGCTACATTCATTGTTGAATACATTGTTGTTTCCATTTTAATTTGTTGTTACGTTAAACTTGTTTATGATTAAAGTGTTTCCACGTTTTCTGTGTGAAAGAACTCCTCGTCCACTTGCGTGTACATTGGAAGCATTGTTTTGCCGTACAGCCACTTTGGCATGACACACTCATTTAAATCTTCCGAAACGTTGCTTGGCTTCACGATGATTTTGTTTTCCGGAACCCAAACTTTCTGATTTTGTTCCTCTCCAAAAGAGAACATTTGCGCTTTTGGCGTTTTGATATCCATCATTGCCTTTGGACAACGAAAACGCACCATTGTTGTTGTAATCTCCATTGTTGTATCTTTTGTTTTTATTAATAAAATATCCACATAGCCACGTACATAACCGCTATGATTGCGCAAGAACACACTATAGTAATCTTGGCTTCTTTTACTTGTTCTTCATCCCAATTGTGGGGGTCCATGTAATCTGTCATATTCGTTTGTTTTGTAGCGAGACATTGTACCTCGCTGTGTTATTTCTCACAGATGATTGTCTCGCCGTTGTCCGTTACCTCAGAAAGGTATCCGGAAGAAATTCGATTAAAGAGCTTCATTGCTAACCCTTTGTTTGTTGTGTGACGAGCTTCGTCAGTCTGCTTGTTGTAAATGCAATAAATCATAACTGTATCTCCTTTTAAATTATTTATTAGTTTTCACGTCGCAAAATTAATATTTTATCTTCATATAGCAAAATGTTTCTTAGTTTATTTCTCTGTTTTAATAAATTTTAATATTAAAAACAGCCTCTATACTAATATTTATATTAATTTTGTGGCATCAAAAAAGGTTGACAATAAAAAAGAATGGATTTCCCAATCCAAAAGGAGCAGGGTTAAATATAACATATGCCTCTCATTGCACACATTGTCAACTTAGTGCAACGAGAGGCTATTTTTTTAACGTATGGTAAAAAAGTTAAGATACAGCATCGCAAACAGCCTTTTCAGAGACAAGCAATCTCTGAAAGCTATTGCGTTTGTACTTTTCTTTTATCATAAATACAGTCAAAACGTCCTAAAGAACTGGACATACAACAAATTGTCAGACATAACGGGCATACATGCGTATACAATAAAGAAACGCATTGCGACATTACATAGGCTCGGTTATGTTGATTTCGAAGGATCGTCGCTTGTTTTTCGTTCAGTCGTTTCAAAGCACATCGAACGAAACATTAATATCACAGATATTTGTTATGACACACTTAAAGAAGTAGAAAAATCATTATACGCCATTCTTTTGTGCATAATTCAATCCCGTAAGGACTTTTGTAGACGTACCATTCTACAGGCTCGCGAGTCAAGACGCGCTGATGTTGTTAAGAAGGCTCGCACCATTAAAAGGAGGTATGGCTATGGGGAGGTCTATAGCGAGAAAGGATTATCGTACAAAAGAATTGCGCGAAAATTTGGAGTTTCGTTAAAAACTGCATTTAAATATGTGAAATATGCGGTAGAAAAAGGCTTTGTTGCTTTACAGAGCCACTTTTTTTCTACTTTTATGCATGGAGTGAACAGATATCCTGTACCTGGTTTTAGATTCACTACTCGTAACTATGCTTATAACGTTGCAGCTAATACATACTCCATTACAAGTAATATATTCTCTTTAATGACTCCTCGTGCTCCACACGGGGCGCATAATGCATGGTTATATTAGATTATAAAAAGTGTAGACTATATGAAAAATTCAACAAAACTCGAAAAAGTAAAGAAATGGCTTGATGAAAACGACATCAAGTGGAAAGCTCGTCGTCGTCATCGTAATGGACATAGCGACTGCTTCATTATTGACACGAAGGTCTCCATTAAAATCGAGGGTGCAGACGATGATATTTTCTATCGCCGTCACAAGCGTGGCTATCATCCTGTGTTTATTCGCAAAGCGGACACGCCAAAGTTCGTTATCGAAAAGGTTGCAAACACCATACGCGACGCTATGATTAAACAGCAAGACTATTATTTAAAGCAGCAAAGAAGAAAGGAGGTTTTGAAAAATGAAAAAAGAAATAAGTAAAGAAGTTTATTGCGGTGAATGTCCATTTTTTAAAAACGAGGATATAGACGGATATGGTCATTGTAATATAGGCAAGAGAGAAGGACATTGTAGTGATTTGTGTCGATATTTTACGTATATCATGTCCAGAAAAGAAACGCTTCGTTTGTTACATTATTGCCAAAAATGGAGACGAGGTGCTAATATCACAATGCCACCACCAACATTGTTTGGATGGGCCATTGACAACGCTATGCGCATTATCCGTAATCTTAAATAAACAACAATGAAGCCAAGCAAAGCATTGATTAATAGGCTGCGTCAAGACCTTATGTCAAAGACGAGCGAAGCAGAAAAAGCAGCTATACGCAACTGTGAGCTACTTGGATACAAAGTCGTAAGGCAGCAGCCTGTGACGACAGGGCGCAAGCTATACTTCGCAGACATTTACATTCCGTCATTGAAGCTGATTATCGAGGTAGATGGTGGTTATCATTATGCAAATTCTCAAAAAAGAAAAGACTGCAACCGCTCGTCAGGTATTTGGCGCATGGGATATCACGTTGTAAGACTAAGCAACCACGATGCTCGCAACATAAACAAAGTAAAGGCGAAAATTGAACTCATAAAAAACAAACTCAATGAAAAATAGGAAGATAAGAAACAAAGACAACGTAAGGTCATTGCGTCCAGATCCTCGTCATTGGACACGGAAACAGCACAGCAATTCGTGGAAAGCAAAAGTAGCCTACGAAAGCGAAGAAACGGCGGCAGATTTTCTTGAGCAGAATCCTAAGCTGAAAGCATTAGGTTATAAAATATACCTTTGTCCTATCTGTTCTAAATGGCATTGCGGACATTTGAAATAAACTATTATGGAAAGATTAAAATACAATATTGAGTTGGCTGACAATGGAGTGGTAGTACGAGGCGACGATACATCGTTGGAAGTTACCGAACAAAAAAGAAATGAAGACGCTCGTGCTTACGTTGACAGAGCATTGTCTAAAATTATGGTTATTGTGCGTGATATGCTCTTGGATCCACAAGCGTATAATCTAAAAAACAAAGATGGATTCAAAATTAAAATAGAAGTATACTAAATGGAACAGATTAAAATTGAATTGTGCGGTGGCAAGATGCCTGAAAAAGCACACGCAACAGATGCAGCTTTTGACGTTTTTACAAGAGAAGATGTAGAACTTGTCCCTTATTTGCGAACGGCAATACCTCTCGGCTTTAAAATACAGCTACCGCCACACCTCGCTGCTGTGATACAACCACGAAGTGGAATGTCGTTGAAAGGCATGGCTTGCAAGGTGAGAACAGAAAATGGAAGCATTGATGCTCGAATAGATGCAGACGTGCTTGACGGTCTTGTTGACTGTGGTTATACCGGTGAAGTGTGCGCTCTTTTACGTGTCGGTTGCGGTTCAACGCCTGAGCTGTGTAGTAGAGGTAATCATGGCGTTTTTATTCCTGCTGGCACGAAAATAGCTCAAATGCGCATTGTTCAAGTTCCAGACGTGACGTTAGAAATAGGTACAATAGACAAAGACACCGAACGAGGCGAACACGGATTTAATTCTACTGGCACACATTAATATATGCATTAGGAATACTAATATTAAAATATACTAAAAATATTAGTATTCTTAATATTTTCTTTGTTGTTTAAAATATAATTATTAATTTTGCGATATAGAAATTAATAAAACAATTAATTAAAGGAGATACAACAATGACAACAGAAATTTTAAACAAGGAAATTGTAAATTACATTATCAACGATGTAGAGTTGACAATTAAACGTTTGGGCATCAACGTACAGTTGTCTATCGAACAGTGTGAGGATTACAATCACGATAAGTTTGACAAATTAATCAGCACAAGCTTCCAAACAATGCCTATGCTTTTTAAGGAAATTCATATTGAAGGTAATATTTACGTAATAGCAAATAAGACAGAAGAAGACTATTGCAAGGTGGTGATTAATCTTGATGTAAGATATACACATTTTGATGGAGGTACAAATGGACATGAACTCGGTAGGATTATTTATATAGCAGATAAATCTTACAATGGCACAGACACGAAACATATAAATATGTATGTTGACAAAGTAAAACCTCTTGCAATTTAAGAATAAAACACAGCGAGGTGTAACAGCCTCGCTATAGCACAACAATAACGTAATATAGGAGATACAACAATGAACACAATTAAAACCTTTATTCCATCTGAAAGTGTTGCAAGCTTTAAAAAGTTTGCAAACAAAACCCAAAAGAATGTAGAAGGCTTTTCTTACACCATTAGCGAGCCTTACATGAAGGTGTTTTCGCATCCTGTTATAAAGGAGAATGGAATACGAGGCAATGCGATGAAGGTCTTTCATGAAGTATGCGACCTTGAAGTTAATATGCCCGAAGAAAACGGTTGGAAACTTGTATGCACATTTAAGGATGGCTCGTTTACACCCGTTGACACATCCAAGGAGCTTGTATTTAAAAATCCTGCCCACGGACAAGATTACAACAAATGCGATGTATGCGGACATTGGTGCAAAAACTCGTATGTAATAGAAAATGTGACAACAGGCGAGGAATTGCAAGTTGGCTGCGAATGCGTAAAGAAGTTTGGTATCAAGAGTTTTGATTACCTATCAAAGTTTACGGATGAGTTGCACAAACTCTATGACTACAGCCAGTCTTACTCAACAGACAATGACGAGTTAAAAATGTGGGGTGGCAACCCGAACGCTATTTACAAAAATGCTTTCAAGAAAGCTGATTTGATAATGTCGGCAAAAGCAGAATATGACAAATGTCCTATATATAAGAAGGCTTATCGCGAAAGAGACACATACTATCGCTCTCCTACATTGACTAATATCGAAACAATACTTTGTGGCGAACAATTCAACGTCAACAATGAGTACGTTAACAAAGTATGTGAATACGCTTTAAGCAAGCCTATCGACGGAGATTTTGTTGAAAAAACACACAGACTTGCAAACGATTTTTATGCCTATATAGATGAGGCGGTATATGCTTTCTTTATGGTCAAGAACTACGAGGATAGCTTGAAGGCAGAAACAAAGCTTGAAACTGGCACTCCAGTAAAGGTTGAAGGCAAAATTATTCAAACACGCACAGAAGAATCGTATTTTGGACCTATGACGATTAATATCATACTTACCGACAATGGCGTAGAATGTGAGCGTATAGGCAAAATTCCAACTGTAGAAAGAGATAACATTAAGCGCACATCTTTCTATTCTACTGTTAAAGGCATTTATCATGGCAAAATTAGCCTTGACAGAGCTACAAAGAATCCGAAGAAGGGTGTACAGTATATCAATATTTAAATCTGATAAAAATGTTTGCAAGACTAATAATTTCTTTAGTCTTGCAAATCTAAACTAATAATACGCTAATAATCAATTAAATAACAAAAAATAAACGTAAAAAAGTTTGGCACATTACAGAAGAATGTATAATTTTGTGGCGTTCAAAATTTTGTTGGCTGGTTGAGATTAGCGGCTCTTCCGGTATTGGGAGGGCATTTTTTATGCTCGACTTTCTTGGAAATACGACATAGGCGTATTGCCCCTCGCATATATTGTAATGGTGTATGCGTCCCATTCAGCTAACAGGGATTGAACAGAGGGTAGCAGTACGCCCTTTATGTGTCTGCTTAGTTTTACGTTCAAAAATGTTAGCAAAATGAACGAAGTAAAAATTATCAACAAATCAAATCTTCTAGGTAAGGAGATTGATGTATGGGGTTCAGTAGAACATCCATTGTTTCGGGCAAGCGATGTAGCTGTCTGGATTCAACATTCCGACGTATCCACGATGGTTAAGATTGTTGATGAAGATGAAAAAGTATTTGTGACCAACCCAAACAATGTTTGTGGTGGTCAAGGTGCTTGGTTTTTAACCGAAGATGGCTTGTATGAAGTACTTATGCGTTCACGCAAACCTATCGCCAAGCAGTTCAAGAAAGGTGTAAAGAAAATCCTTCACGAAATCCGCACCAAAGGCGGCTACATCGCAACAAACGAAAACGACAGCGACGAGGATATTATGGCTCGCGCTTACGTTATTGCTCAGAGAACTCTTGCACGGCGTGAGGAACGCATCAAACAGCTTGAAACACAAACCGAACAGCAAGCAGAAACTATAAACTTGCAAAAGAAGGAATTGACCGTAGCCGCACCTAAGGCAGAATACTACGACAATACACTTGCTTCAACAACTTGCATTACAACAACGCAAGTTGCCGACGACTTGCACATCACGGCACGCACACTCAACGCAAAGCTAAAAGAATTAGGTATAATTTACTCACAATCGGGACAATGGCACTTAAAGATGCCTTATAAAGGTTGGAACTTGGCAGGTACACGCACCTACAACTATCAGTCAAGCAATGGTGAGACATTAACAAGTACGACCCTTGTATGGAATCAGCGTGGCAAGCGATTTATCATTGCGCTTTACAACAATGATTTTAATGTAAAGCGAGCTATTGCCGAATTAGCAGGAGGCAACAAAAACAAGTAACACGAACCATTTAAATCAGAGTAAATTATGAACGACAATAAATCAACAAATAACAGCGAGGTAGTATTCACAGTGAGCAACACAACCTCGGACATGCTTTGTCTTCTCCGGGATTGCATGAAATTGCAAGAGCGGGCCATAAGCCTGTTTGAAGACAAAGAAGAAGGAGAAAACGTGATTAATGCAACAATTGCGACTGTTCGTGCGCTCCGTGACGCTATAGCTGTCAACATAGAGCAAAACATTGAAAACTTGGATAACGCTACGATATAAACAGGCTTGTAGAAGCTTGTAAATAACAAATTATCACGGGTTACAACGCTAACAAACGCGCTGTGACCCGTTTTATTTTGCGTCTGTTGCAATATCTTTACGCCGATATAAACTTATATATCAGCATGTGAAAACGCCAAGCAAGCCAAAGAAAAACACGCTAAATCAAAATTGTTTACACAGCCTTTTTAATTTTCTTTACGCGCATTTGTTTATAATGTAATTTTGTTGTCAGATAAAAATATCCATTAACGTTTAAACAGAATTACACTATGGCAATAAAAGAAAAAGTGCTTGCTTCTTGCAAAACGTCATTCGCGAAGTACGGTTTGAAGAAGGATGAACTTTCAAAGCTGGTAGACCAGATTATCGCAGGTCGTGGCCTAACAGATGAGTCAACAGACGAGGACGTTACCAAAGCTATTACGGCAGTCGAACCTTATGTCGGCATGATGCAATCGTCATTTAACCGAGCAGTCAGTGAGATAGAAGCGAAGTACAAAGGATGGGTAAAACCGACAGACCCTCCAGCACCACCCACGCCTCCAACACCTCCGACTCCTCCAACGGATGCACCGCTTACAATGGATGCTGTGGCGAAAATGATTGCCGCGTCAAAAGAGGAGCAGCAGAAAGCTATTTCAGAAGCCGTTGCTGTCGCTCTCGCACCTTACAAAGAACGAGAGGAAAAGACAAGATTGTCAACTTTGCTGCAAGGCAACGAAAAGCTGAAGGATGTTCCAGAAGTATTCCGTTCCCGTTACACGCTCGACAAAGAGGAAAACCTTGACAATGTCGTTGAGCAGATTACAAACGATTACACCGCATTGAAGCAGTCTTTGGTTGCAAGCGGCACATTCGTTACAGCTCCGACAACAAGCACGCCTCAGACCGAGCAGCAGGATTTTATCAAGCGCATGGAGGGTTTTGCCGAGCGCAATGCTCCTAAGCCCGATGGTGCTGCAAAGTAAATCAAAGTAAAATTTAAAAATTAGTAAAGTATGGCTTATAAAGGAATGTACCTCAAAAAGAGTGTGCCTACCGACATCAAGGAAGGTTCTTGGTGGGAAGAGCAGTGCGTTGTAAGACAGGGCGGCTATGACCTTGACCAAAGCAATCTTCCAGCCGAACTCAAATGGCTACCTAAGGGCACTGTTGTCAAGCTCGGCACGGGTGGTAAGGCTGTTGCTGTAAAGACGGCAAAGGTTACGGAAAAAGCGGAAGCTGCTACCAAGACAGTGAAACTCACACCTGGTTCTCTCTTTAAAGAGGGTGACACCATTGGCGGTAAGAAAATCTCATCTATCGCAAGAAGCGCGACACTCGACACTGTAACGCTTTCATCAGGACTCGAAGCTGCAATCAATGCAGACGATATTGTTACTGACTACAACAAGGATTCGGACGTGCTCCTTGGCTTTACCTACGCAACAAAGGAACTTGACAAGGACGCTTCGCAACAGGTTGAGCCTACGCTCCGTGTTATGGAGGTCGAGGAAGCATCGCTACCTTACCCCATCAATGCAGATATTAAGGCTGGCTTAAACGTCAATGGTATCGCATTGTTTAAGATTCAGTAACAAGCAGGTATTATTAATAGGATAACAATAACAAAAAATATAGAAAAGGTATGAATAGTATTCTCAAACAGCTATTAGACCCGAAGTCTTTTCAGACCTATATTGACGAGAACATGAAGACCTCGACATACAAGGCTTTGTGGAAAAACGAGATTAAGCAGGTGGACTATTGCGCAGCTAAGGTTTATCAGGCTAATCTTGCGGAGTACACTGCTGCTATGGTCGGTTCTGTTATCGCCAAAAATGCTGCGAAACCGGTACACCACATGCCAGATTTCGGTCAGTTGACAGGTTCTGTCGGTCGCTATGGTGACGAGTGGGAGCTTGACAACGAATATCTCGACCAGATGCAACAGCTCGAAGGTCGTTACCGTGATATGGCTGGACGTAACTACACACAGGCACAGCTCAATGCTCAGTACGACAAGCTTATCAAATATTCTTTCCGTCCGTACGAACGTGCCGTCATTGCACCACACAAGCGTCTTGACATGCTTTATTATGAGGGACTTTACACGGGCAAGCAGACAGTCTCTCGCGCTAACAACGCAAAAGCGAATGTGTCTTACACCTTTGACCTCGGCATTAAGCAGCTAACCGTTTCAACGAATTGGGGAGACGAAAACGCAACTCCAATTGCTGACATCAAGATGCTCAAGGACGAAGCGAAGAAGAAGGGTCGCAAGATTCAGAAGCTTCGTATGTCCGAAAACACATTTTACAAGATGTGCAAGGCAAAGGAAATCAAGGACACGTTCAAGCTTAACCTCGGTACTGTACAGTTAAATCCTGCTGTGCCGATGCTTACGGTAGACCAGATAAACACTTATCTGCGTTCCGTACTGCTGCCTGTAATACAGATTGATGAAGACCAGTTTGTAACCCTCGCCGACGGCTCTAATGTCAACCTTATCGTTGATGACCGAGTAATCGCACAGTGTGCTGACAATGTTGCCGTGATGAAGATTTCAGACCCCTTGGAGCTAAAGGATCCTATTCCTAACGTCTCATATTCTTCTCACGATGACAATCTCGTAGGCTTCTGGCGTGACAATACTGGCTATCATGTCAACTACGATATGTGGGCACAGCCCGTTTTTAACGGCTTGAACGACCTTTATATTCTTAAGACAACCAAGTAAGGAGGTCTTGGAAAGCTCTAAATGTAGTAAGTTGTAACATTAAGACAAGGACAGCATGACAATCTCAGAAGCTATCGCAAGCGAAATTCAGCCCTTCTCTACTTCTGATGAAGCAATAGAGAAAATGTTTATCGACGCAGCCGATAAATACACCATCACAGCAAGTGTTGATGATGCATATTCTGTGTCTGTAAAAAAGCCCGTAGCCTATGCTGCAATGCGTATTCTTTACAAGATGCGTGTGCTTTCAAGCGAGAATGTGGGTGGCATATCACAAGGCTACAAAGCTAAGAATAGCTTGATTGACGATATGATTAAGTCTATTGCCAAGGATGCTGGATTGGATGCTGACCTTGTGCTTAATAGTGATTCGGATGATTATTGGTTGAGAAGTTCAAAAGTATGGTAAGGAGGAGAAAGCATGAATTTTGAGGACAAGATGCAAATTCAGCTTAAAATCTATAATGTCGGGTATGTACAAATTGGTGGACAATTCTACGACATGGACGAGGATGGAAATCCAAATTTTGACATGCCCAACGAGAATGCCGGCAGTGGCTACGACGAGGATGGAAATCCTATTGAGGCAAGTGCAACGCGTTTTTATGATTTTGGCAAGTGTATTATACTCCCAAACACAAGTGCAAGGTTGATAACATTGGCAGATGGTTCGCAATATGCTTATTCGTATGAGGTGATAGCTCCGCTGTCAAAGGCAAAATACAAAATGCTGCCTCGCGAAGGCGATAAGGTATTCATAATCAAGAAAGACGGTACTATCAGCAAAGAATTGGAAGTAAAAGGATTTGTGACATTCAAACGTCGCTATCTTAAATTATGGTTGTAAAACTTATATGCAATACGTATGATGTTAGGAGATGACGCTGTAAGTGCAATGTACAGGCTTTTAAGAAAGGAGAGCAAAAGTATCGGCATAAATGAGCTTGGGGTTTTTAAATACGAAATTCCCAAAAAATCAAGCTTAAATGAATATGTCGTTATTAACCATCTACCTTTTGTTCAGCAAGATACAATAAACGAGGGCGTTGTAAATGTAAATGTACACGTTAAGAGAACAGCCAGCGACGAACCAAACACACGAAGGTTGAAAACCATAGCAAAGAACATCCTCGTTTTTTTTGAGAAGGACACATACCTCGGTGGTGCGTATTTTGAATTTTATTCTGATTCGCGACCTACACCCGACAACGATAACACTTATTACATTAATTTAAAATTCAACGTAACTTATAACAATTTAAAAGACTAAGATATGGCAAAAAATGGAAAAAACGGTGTGTATGGCATAGGCGAATTTGCCATTGCCGATCCTGCGGCAAATGGTGCTTATCCTACCAGTTTCCCGTTTAAGTTCAAAGCTATCGTTTCCGGTTCGTTGACGTTTAATGACAGCGCACCATCCACCAATGACGTGGAGATTGAGGATTCGGAAGACCCATATGCAGAGCTTCCTTCGTCAGCGGCAACAAAAGGCTTTACTGTACAGACTTACGACTTGTCACCTGAGACATTCAAAGCGATTCTTGGCTATACTTCCACCGACAATAAATGGAATAACGAGCAACCAACTGAGACAGAATGTTACAAAGCTGTACAAATCAAGACCAAGGCGTTCGACGATATTCCGGCAAAGGTGTTTCAGTGGTCAAAGATGAAGCTTACCGTCACTCGCTCAGGTTCTATCAGCAAAACAGGATTACCCAACCTTAATATTGTGTTCCGTCAGATGGGTGTGTTTGACGCAGAAGGCAACAAGGTTAGTGGACATCGTTGGGCTCGGCTCGAAGACGTTAAAACCGAAATAGACAAAGAAACCGGTGACGTTTAATGATACGGATTTCTTTATTTAATACAAGCGGTGAGGTAAGGGCATAACCCAAGCCGCACCGCTTTTTAATTTTTATAACTATGAAAACAGCAGACAAAAAACGTACGGCAGAAACCTTAAAGGAAAAGCCTGTAAAAATAAAAGTTGGTTGGCTTAGTTTTAAAATAAAGCCTCTTACACTTATGCAGATATACGAAATGTCGGTTTTTGCTAACGATATAAAGAAGCCATCGTGGAAAGATGGCGACAAGATAAATATCATTGGTGAAACTATAGCACATGGCAACGATGCACGCCTTATGTGCGAGGTGTTTATAGTGTGTGCTTTTCGCAAGGCTTGGAAACGATACATGTTTGGACGATATATACGTAAGCATCTTAACATCTACGCATTCAACGAGCTTGTGAAATTTATCAGTCTGTCTTTTAACGCAAATTTTTTCTTAACCTCTATAACTTTCCTCACCCAAGCAGTAGTGATGACGGAGCCACAAACGATTCCCCATGGGCAGCAGTCGGAGCAGTGATGAAATATTTCCGTATGAGTTACGAGGAGGTCGTATTTAATCGCTCATACTTAAACATTATGCTTCTTAATCGTTCCATTCCTACATGGGATAACGACAAAGGCAGCAATAGTGTTAACACTAACACAGTCAACACAACTAACCGTCAATCAATTAACAAGTCAGTACACGCCTCAGACTTTTTTATGGATATGATGGGATAATATAAATACAATATGGCAGCAGACGAAATACTTGGCATAAGTGGACAGTTGGATATTACTGACATTCAGCAGTCTTTTGATAAGTTGATAAATGACCTGAATTTACTTGGAGTAAAGACGGATGAAGTTAGCTCTAAGATGACTAAGGCATTGAATGAAATTGCTCAAAGTTCGGCTTCTGATAGCGAGAAGACAAAGCAATCCGTGCAGACCTTAAAGCAGGGTATCGAAGAAATTAACAAATCACTTGCCGATACGCCCGAAACATTAAAGAAACTTGCATCGGAGGCTCAGACTGCGGAAGCAACCATCGATAAGCTTAAAAAAAGATTATCAGAAACAACTGAAGGTTCTCAGAAATGGAATGAGATTAATGAGCAGTTAAAATCTCAGCAGAGCTTAGTAGAGAAACTTAACGACGAATATTTATCAATGTTGGGTACATTCGGCAGTACTCAGCAGTATGTCGGTACTCTTAATGCTGCTATTGATGCCCTGAATGCCGGTCGGTCTATATCAACGGCAGCAACTGGCGCAAATGCGACTGTTCACGCTGGAGCGGCAGCAGCCGTAGGTACTGAAAGCGTGGCACACGGTGCAAATGCAGAAAAGATAGGAGAAGAAACACAGGCTGTAAAAGACAGCACGCAAGCGTATCAAAAAGCAGCCGAAGCAAGCCAACAGCGAGCCGAAACAGCAAACGCCGAGGCAGCGGCACTTGACAAGCTGACGGAGCGTGTCTTGCAAGGCAAAATTAGCGAAAACGAATATATAAAAGCAAAGGAGAGCGCCGAAGAACGTTATCGTCAGTTAATGGACGAGCAGACGAATTTGCTTGAAAAGGAGAAAAAAGCAAGAGAAGAGGCATCTACTTTCAAGGTCGTTGACGGCAATATTATTGATAACAACAATGACCTTAACGCACAGGCAGCGGATGCACTTTTAGAACGTGCTAACAAGCTGAAAAACGAAGCGAATGAAATTGCAAGCAGTTTGCAGCGACTTTCCGAGGCGTACACTTCTACAGCGCAAAAAGCAGAAGCCGAACAAAAGCGAGAAACTGAAAGCACAAACAAAACACTTGACGCGATACGAGCTAAAGAAGATGAGTTAAAGAAACTCAACGAGCAGTTGGAACAAATGGAGGCTCACCATGCAAACGGTTGGGGAGGCGATTTTATTACATCTATGCGTAAAGGTGAAAATCCATTTACAACCATTAAAGAGTATTTCGCCGAGGGTGACGCAATCAAGGAAAAGCAACAGCAAATCGCCGATGTTACGGCAGAGTTAGGAAGATTACGCACAGCATCCGAGGAAGTAAAAGCATCCACAGCTGATATATGGAGCGGAATGTCAAAAGAAGACATTCATACAATCATACAGGAAGACATTAACCAACTGAAAATACTTAAAAGCGAGTATTCCGAAATCGTGCAGACTTATGGCAAGAACAGCGACAAAGCGGAAGAAAACAAGCGGAAGCAAGAGGAAATAACACGAGAAATAATCCAAGGCAAGGAGAAGCTGCGAGAAATGGGTACGTCTTACGAAGATGTAGCCAAGACAGCGAAGAAGACAGCCGAAAACACAAAAAAAATAGGTGAAAATGCCCAAAAGTCAGGAAAGGATATAACTGGGTTATTTGGCAAGGCACAAGGCGTATTTTCCAATCTGAGTAATGGTAATTTTTCAGGTCTTTTAGGTATGGTCGGCAAGGCTGGCATATATGGTGCAGTCGCTGTCGCTATTGGCAAATCTGTGCAATGGCTATCGCAACAAGCAGAATCTTTGCGTGTTGCCATGGCGCCATTGAAGACGTATCTGGATGAAGGCACACTAGAGGAACTACGCCGTCAGTTTGTCGAAATTGAATACTCAAGTAGTCACAGTGCTGAAGAAATGGCAGCTGCTGGAACACGTTGGGTGAAATACTTTGAAGGCTTGCGAGACAATGCACATGCAATCTCTGAGGTTACCAAAAATTCAAACGATTTAGCAACCGTACTCGGCACTACTTCCGATAAAGCAGCCGAATATCAACTGAAAATCGCTGGAGCATATCATCAGTCGGCACTTGAAGCAACACACAACAACGCAATAATAATAAATGCGTCTAAACAATCAACGGCAACGTATGAAGAAATGGCGCAAACACTTGCGTCAACGGCTAATAGAGCACAAAACGCTGGTATTTCATTGAAAGAGCTTGCTGCTGCGACGGCTTATGGTAAAAGAACATTCGGAAGTGCAAGTGAAGCGGCATCCTCTTATGTTATGATGATGACACGACTTTCTGCGCAATCAAAGAATGAATATAATCCAGCGGTCGTAGGTGCAACAAAGGCACTTTCCAATTTAGCAAAATCGCAAGAACTCAATGATACGTTAACATCCCTATTAGGAAAAAGGCAAGCATCACTCGCTAAAGTATTTGTGCAAAACGCCGCTGCTATAACAAAAATGAGAGACGGTTTAGACAATGAGGCGAGCGCAGCGGCAACCGTGGCAGCGGCAGAAGGCAAGATGGTAAACGTGGAAAAACGATTGCAAAATGCCAAAAAAGCACTGGCACATGAGGTAAATGCGAACTTAACCCCAGCATATGCCTCGTTTGTTGAATACTGTACATACTTTGCGAAAACAATAGGACAGGTTACGAATGCTATAAAAAAGGGAATAAAACCTGTTGTAGATTATATTGCAAGTAGTATAGCCTCACTGGACAAAAAATTAGGGAATAGTCGGTTTTCTGCATTGTTAGGAAAAGGTTTGAAGGGTATAAGTTATATCGCAAGCCCTTTGATGGCGATGACTACAGAAAACATGATGAATGATAAAAAACGAAAATCACGGCAAGAACATCTAAAGCAAATATATAATGAAGAATTAAAAAAAGCGGGCGAGCAATCGCCTGGCAAAGCTTACTTAAAGGCGGCAAAGAGAATCTCCAACAACGGCTTGATATCGAAAGAGGATAAAAAATACTTGCAGTCGTTAATGTCAGACACAAGAACGCTCGCCAATTCAAAGCCAACGGACCAAGGGCTTGCGATAGGTGAGCAAAATGCTATTAAGGACAAGAACGGACAAAACAAGCTAAAGCAATTGCAAGAACAGCAACGCAAATTCCGTGAAGAAGAGGCTAAACGGGAAGCAAAGGACCTTGCTGCAAGCGAAAAAACAAAATGGGACTTGTATGTGGCCGAAAAAGAAGCGGGCATTTCGCGACTTGAAAGCGCAAGTGAGAAAGAAGTGGCTCAACACAAACTCGATTACGAGAAACAGAAACACGCAATAGAGGAAGAGCAAAAGAGCCTTTTAAAAGCGAATGTTGCAGCTGCTGAGCAAGCATATAACAAAAACCCCAAAAACAAGAATAGTGAGGGTTTCTATGCCAGTGGATTGGACAAAAAGGTAACACTTACAAGAGACCAAAAGGCGCTAATCAATGCAAAATACGAAGCTTTGGAAGCACAGGAGAATGCTTACGACTTGGCACAATTAAAAAAGAAGACACAAAGCCTTTATGATTACTTGAAGGAATACGGCACTTTCAAGGAGCAACAGCTTGCAATCGCTAAAGAATATGATGAAAAAATAAAAGAGGCAGAAGCACAGGGTGACACCTACAAGGTAAAAACCTTGCAGGCGGAAAAAGCGAAGCAAGTCGGAACTGTTAGAGCTAACGAGATAGAAAGTAAAATAGACTATGTAAAAGTATTTGGTGAATTTGGTGTAATACTCAAAGACCAAATGACTGATATTTTGAAGACAATGAAGGACTTTTCTAAAACTGATACTTTTAAAGCAAAGTCACTTACAGAACAAAAAGACTTTCTTTCTCGTATGAATGAGTTGTCTAATCAGTACGGCACAAGCAAATGGGGAGATATTAATTTTTCACAACTTGGCAAACTGATTAATGACTACAATCAGAAATTAGAGAAAAGAAATAAAGCAGAAGAAAAACTCAATGAGTCAAGTAAGAAGTTAGCAGAAGCACAAGAAGCCTATGAAAAGGCAATGAAGAGCGGCAATGAAATACAAATACTTGATGCAACTGGAAATCTTGATATTGCACAGAAAAAAAACGACAGCAACAGGCAAGCATTAGCAAATGCTGATGCCGACCTCGTAGGAGCACAAAGCAACGTTACCGACTCAGCACAGAAACTTAGCAGTACTTTAACCTCACTTGATGCACTACTTCAGAATATGAAAAGCGGCTCAATTTCGAGTGTTTGGGACTCATTTGTGGATTTTGACAAAAAGGTTAATGGTGGTAAAGCGACACAGGTAGTTACGGACACTATAGGAAAACTGCTCGGCAAAGCATTTGAAGGTAAAACGGATTTGGTGTCTATGATTATCGGAGCGGTTCTTAATTTGTTAGATGTAATCGCGGAGCAAGGAATAGGCGGAATAGTTGGAGGCTTAATTGACTCTGTACTAAGTACTATCATTCGTCTGCTCGATGATAGTTTGAGTGGCAAGGCTCTGTTGCAAATTGGAGGTTCACTTGTAAACGGAATCGGTGGTATTCTTGACACTATTACCGGTAGACTCGGATCTATTCTTTCCTTTGGTGCACTTTCTTCAAAGGGCATATCCTCATGGTTTACAAATTCAAATGCCGAGAAAGTTGAGAAAGCAATTAATAAACTATCAGACAGAAACGAGAGCTTGCAACAATCAATAGAGGACTTGAACGACACGATGAAAAATTCAAGTGGAGTAAAGTCAGTGGAAGCGTACAAAGAAGCTTACAAACTTCAAGAAGAGCAAAACGAGAACTATAAGAAGATTGCACAAGAGCAAGCTGGTTATCACGGTGCACATCACTCTTGGAATTATTATTGGAATGGTTTTTCAGATGACGAGATAGAGCGAATAAAAAAGATTACAGGCAATAAGAAATTTAGCGGCAATCTATGGGACTTAACACCCGAGGAAATGAAGAAACTCCGTGGTGGTGCGATTGACATCTGGGAAAAAATCAAAGACACAGGCAAGGGAGGTTATGGAGACAGACTTGCTAAGAAGTTGGATGATTATATCGACCAAGCCGATAAATTGCAAGACCTCACAGACCGCATAAACGAGAGCTTGACACAAATATCTTTTTCTTCCATGAGGGACGACTTTATCTCAAAGCTTATGGATATGCAAAGCACAGCAGAAGATTTTTCCAAAAACTTTGCTGAAATGATGCAAAAAGCGGTTCTACGATATGGTCTGGAAAACTTGATTAATACAGACCTTAAAGGATTGTATGAGAAATGGGGAAAGAAGATGCAAGAAGGACAGCTCTCAGAAGACGATATTAATAAAATTAAGGAAGAATATGACAAGATAGTTCAGAAAGGCATTGAAGAAAGAGATTATTGGGCACAGATTACGGGCTACGCCTCACAATCGCAGCAGACGGCAACAGCTAAGGGAATTGAAGCAATTACAGCAGACCAAGCAAGTAGTCTTGTCGGTATTGGTTATGCTATACAAAGTGCCGTTGAGCTGGGTAACACAACACGTACACAAATAAGTGTTGACATAAGCGTTATGCGCAACTATGCAGAAACCGTAGCAGCTAACATGTCAGAAATGCGAGATATACAACACGAAGGATTGGGGCAGCTACAGCAGATAGTAAAAAATACAGCTCCTATAATCCTTATTCGTGAGGACATTGCAAGTATGTATAAAATTATGAAAGACAGGTATTAACATGAAAAATCAAGCTTTTATAAAATTAGTCAACGAGCAAGATAATGCTTATGTTGACATTGACACGTTTGGAGTAACGCTTACAAGGGGATGGCGAGAAGCTTTGTTAACCCCTGCTCCCGTGAAAAGTTATGTAACAAATGACAGTCGCTTAGAGCATGGAACGGCTATTATAGCAACTGCAAAATATGCAAAGAAAGACAAACGCGATGTGAGTATTTCTTTTCTTCTTGAGGGCACAACAGAAAGTGACTATCTCGAAAAATATGAAAAGTTCTTGTCCAAGATAGCCTATAATGGGGAGATTTGTCTAAAAGTACCATGCCTAAAACGTGTCTTCAAAGTTGTTTACACACAATGTTCTAAATATGGAGACTATGGATTAAAAAAAGGTAACTTTACACTCAGATTAACAGAAAACAACCCAAACGATAGAGAAACGTTATGATTAATATATACAACATAGACGGCAGTGTGCTGATGCAAGTGCCTGTAACAAAAGAAGCAAAACGAGAAGAGGAATTGTCAAAATCTGATTACATTTCTCTTTCGTTTAATGCTGCCGTCAAAGTTGTATTGCCTGTTGGCGCATACATTGAATATACATATTATATTGACGATGTACGCACAGTTACTCGTCAATTTCTTTTGCTTGAGCCATACGAGCCAACACAATCAAGTGAAATGTCGTGGAAGTACACGCCTGAATTTCAACACCCGAAAATGGCGTTAAGCAAAAAAATATTCTACATAACGACTAAAAACTCTCAAAATGAGGTTATAAAGCAGACAAACTGGAGCTTCGTTGGTGTGCTGTCAACGTTGATGGGGAAAATATGTGATTTTCTTAATAACGACCTTAAATTTGGTAATTGCGGATGGAAAGCTCAGACAACAAATACATTGCCAAATGCAATAAATGTGTCTTTTACAGACAATGACGTTTTGTCTGCATTAACATCTATTGCCAATGCCGTGGGTGAAAACTGTGAATATCATATTGATTACGACAACGAAATTATATATTTTGGCAAAGTTGTGATTGGTGATACGCCATTGAATTTAGTAGTTGGGGAAAATATCGGTGTACCGTCAATATCTGAGAGCAAAGAGAATTATTATAATGCTTTCACGGTTTTTGGCGGCACTCGCAATATAACACAAACAAACAGTAAAGGAGAAAATATCTCGTCCAGCGATATACGTCTGCAATTAGAAGCAGGAAATGGATCTATTGCTGTTAACGGCAAAAATTACAAATACGACATTGATAGTTTCTCAACGATAGACCTCAGACAAGACAAACAAACAGAACCTTTATTTACCAAGGTGCTGAATTTTTCTGACGTTTTCCCTTCACTGAATACATACGTGTATAATGTACGAGGTCGCAAGAAATATGTATTAGACAGTACTACAAATCAGAAGATACCGCTTACGTACAATGCAGACGGTTCTGTTGCAACATACAAAACTTTCACCGTATGGTATATGCGACTTGCTTATTGTACGACAAAAAAAGAGGAAGGTAAGACACCAGTCAATACCACTAATGACAATGGTACAACGCATTATTGGTATGATTTTGAAATTTCCGACGATTTGATTATTGCCGGAAAAACTCCGTCATGCTCGTTTGAGCCAAACTTGAATGCAAATGCGTTATCTACACCTTTGGCAGGACGTGGAACTAATGGGGAATACGTAGGTTTTGAACTTAATTATCATAAAAACAGTTCGTCCAACCATGACTCCGATGATGTATCAACAAATAAATTCAACATTCTTGCAGGAGATTACGAAATTATTTATCAACAAGATAATAACATCATTGTACCAACGAATGCCGACGAGTCACTTATACCGCATGGAGAATCATTGCCATCATTAAAGTGTAACATAACTGTATTATATAATATAGCTATGTCTGACGTGTATAAGACAGATGCGCAAACAAGGTTATTGAGCAAAGCAAAAGCAGAGATAATACGATTAATGTCCGATTTGAACAATTATACATTCAAATCCTACCCACAGGTTTTTGAGCGTAAAAATCCACACCTGCAAATTGGACAAAACGTAATGTATAATGACGGACAAGGGTACAAACTCAACACGCGAATATTAAAATTATCAACTAACATTGATTTTGATTTTATTCAGGAAATTACAATTGGTAATCAGACAATAAAAGGCACAATAACACAGCTAAAAGAGGATGTGCAATCAATTATTACGAGTGGAAATAATACAAGTAATGGATATACTGTAGCACAAATAAATGATATTGTGGCCAAATATGGCTTACGGTATTTTCTTTCCAAGAAAAACCCCGACACAGCGCAGGAGGTTATCCGCTTCCTTCGCGGTCTTACCGTCGGCAGGACGGAGGACGGGTATGGCGTGACGGGCGAGGGAGCTGCTACGCTGAGCAGCTGTGTGGTGGAGAGCGTGCGCAACGCTGAAGCTACGGACGCGGACCGAACCATTGTTGGCGGCAAGGGCTTTGACCTCTATATGGGCAAGGACGGCAAGAGTCACCTCTACATTGACTACCTGACGACAAGGACGAAATTCTTTGCGGCAAGCGCGGAGGTGAGAAAGGTGAGCTATTCGGGCGGCACTACGCTCTTCTCGAACGCGGGCAGCACGATAATGAAGGTGGCGCACATCGTGGACGACAAGAGCGCGGTGGTGGGCTACAAATGCTACGCTGCCGCTGACGACGGCACTACGAAGACGGCAAACTGGTGGCACACGGGCATGATGGCGCTGTGTCAGACGTTCAACGTGAAGGTGGGCGAGACGGAGAATCTTCAGAACCGCTACTACTGGCGCCTTGTGGTGGGTGTCGGACAGGAGACGTTAGAGGACGGCAAGCTGTATGACTACGTGATACTGTCAAACAAGCGGACGTTCATGGGCAGTGAGGCTTGCGTGCAGGGACAGAGCTTAGCGGCGGTGTTCGAGGAGCAGGAGGGCAAGACAAATGACGACGGCAACAACACCATAGCAAACCGCATGTTCTTCGGCTACGAGCCAGCGGCAGACGGAGGAGAGCCTGACGCGCCGCAGCCCTACGACGTGATAGTACAAGCTGGAGACCAGATACAGTGGAACCGCTTCGGCAACCTCATAAAGCTGACGACATCTACGGAGGACGGAAGCGACAACGGAAATGCTCCGGCATTGTCAATGTATAACGCTATGGGTGCGCCTTACAAGACTGGAGACACGGTGAATCCGTACCAATGGAAGACGCTGACCTCGTTAGATTCCCCTCTTCTTGTGCTCAAGAACGCCAAGAACTTCAAGTTCTTCACCGACGACGACCCTGGAAAGGTAATCGACCCTGTGACGGTGACGTACGATCTTGTACCATCCTCGGAATATATCATCCGCAAGCCGAACTCACAGACGGCGACCCCGAACGACATTACCTTCACGCTGCGTAAGCGCACGGGCAACGTGACAGAGGATATGAAGGACGGATATGCGCTTAAGGCGGACTATACGACTATGGAGGGCGCGAGCAAGAGCGGCGTGGCGATAAACCGCCTATCTGACATCGGCGTGAGCTTCTATCTCCTCGCTTCAGTGACGGTAAGGGCAACGGTCAATGCGAACAACAGCACCGTAATGCTGACGCTGCCTGTCCTCTCCGACGGTGCGAAGGGTGATACGGGCACAAGCTTTAAGGTGCTCGGTTACGCTCTTGCTCATGCAAAGACATACACGGAGCTACAGCAGATAACGCCTACGGACGGCGGTCTGTACCTTGTGGACGATACAACGGGCATGGAAGGCGGCGGAAAGAAGCCCTGCGTGGTGCAATGGAAGAACGGCAAGTATATCGTGTGTGACTCAAACGACGGCGACTCGTATAAGATAGGCGAAATATTATGGACGAACACGGGCACTTACTGGCTGGACATCGGCAGCGTGAAGGGCGAGGGTGTGGTGATATCGGACATGAGCGTGATGTACGCCATATCGGACAGCGCTACGATAACCCCTACGGAATGGCAGTCGGCCATCATCGCCGCAACCGACGCGAAGCCTTACCTCTGGACGAGGACGACGGTGACCTACAAGGACTCGGAAGGCGAGCATACAACGGTGTCGTACGCCATCGCCTATAAAGGCAAGGACGGCGCAAAGGGAAACCCCGGAGCAAACGGCACGGACGCTGTGGAGTTTATTCTGAAAAACGCCCCTCTTGTGTTTGACACTGACGAGAACGGCGTGGTGCCTTCATCGGCGAGCAAGACGGCACAGATACAGGTAATGAGGTCAGGCAAGAACATCGTGTCTGAGGTGAGCAATCTCTTTCCAAGCAACAGCAATGTAGGATGCGGCAAACCGACGCTTACGAAGCAGGAGGACGGCATAGACGTGACGATATCGGGGGCGTCGATAAACAAGGACAGCACGCTCGGGGTAAGCGTGACGAGCGGATATGTAATCGTGTATATGGCTATCGGAGGTACGCTGTACTCTCAGCAGATAGCGTTTATGGTGAACGTGGCGAAGTTTACGGGCACTATATCGGCAGACAACAAGAAGCTGCGGACGGACTATACGGAGCTGACTAACCGCGTGGGAGCTGTAGAAACGGACGTGAACGGCATCCCTATCAAGACACAGGGAAAGCTGATGGAATACACCTCGACCATTGAGCAGACGGCGCGTGAAATATCGCTGAAGGTGACGGAGGAAACGGTGAACATGGCGCGTAACTGCATCGTGGGTTCGGCGCTGAGGGAATATGACGAAATAACACCCATCAACGGCACGGAGAACGTGACGATAATGCCGCAGGGTGTGGGTGGTACTAACTACGCGCAATGTTACTGTAGCGGAGCCACGACAAACTCTTGGACGGGCCTGTACTTCAAGGACGTGCGCGTGAAGCCGCAGACAAAATACACGTTCAGCGTATGGATGAAAATGAACGTGAAGCCTGACAACGGCAGCTACGTGGCTATCAAGACATACAACAACAACGTGACGGGCACGGAGGTGGCACGTATCACGTTCCCAGACAGTCAGACGCTGAACGTGTGGGTGCTGCATAAGGTGGCGGTGAGCGTGCCGGCAGCATGTAACCGACTGCTGATAGAGACAAGCGTGAGAAAGAACGGAGCGATAGACCTGTGTCGTCCGATGCTGGAAGAAGGCGAGACATATCAAGGCTGGAGCCTCTCGCCTTACGACGTAACCATAGACGATGCTATTGTGGCAACAGGCATAGACATCGAGAACGGCAAGATAACACTCGATGCCAAGAACACGATAGTAACGGGTAATCTCTCGCTGTACGGCACGCTGCGAAGGAAGGTGACAAACATCACAAAGGAAAACATCGGACTGTACGTCGAAGAAACTGAAATTGGATATGAGCTGTCCGAGCGTTTTTGGAACGAAGGCGGAAACTGGGTGAATTTCGCTCAGGGAAGCCTCGATAACTACGGCCTCGGCGGTAACTCATTTATGATTTATACGCCAGCTATCCGCGAAGGCTCGACTGATGCCGAGAAAGACTTTGTAAGAAGTCTCGTAGGATGTCAGATAAGTCTATATAACAACAGCGGAAAGATGATAGGAATATCGGGAAATTGTTATAAAGGCCCGCTCGGAGAGATACCGGCAGGCTTCAACTCTTATGGATTGGCGCCGGGCCACTTTACGCACTTGATTTGCATGCTCGGCAGTTATCAGATGAACGGCAAGGAAACTGTGGCGTGGCACATTGACGGCGGAAAGATATTGTAAGGCAAGAGCAAACCAAGGAGGGGGACGGTGAACGTTGGATAGAAACGGGCTACATGGCTGTGTTGACTTGCGAGTTCGAGTACACATCGGTAAAGAACTATAAAATAGTATGGAATGGATATTGTGTAAAAATATAAAATATTAAGATATGAAAAAGATACGTATAGGCAATGACATTAACTTCCGATGGACTGTCAAACGTGGCGGAGAGGCAGAAAGCTTTGAGGGGAAAACTGTCAAGGTTCTACTGCGTAATACGTATGGTCGTCATTGTGATATTGACTGGCATACAGAACCAGGCGGTATCATCGCTGGCACATGCTACGGCTCTACGCAGCATTACCTTGGAGCGTACACCCTCACATTAGTTGAGAACGACGGCGAACGAGGCATGAACACTGTAGATAAAATTGACGTATGGCAGCTTGTGGCACAGCAGGACAGTTCTGTTATGGAGACTAAAAATGATTGTGTCGGTTCGCAAGTAGAAACCGTCACGGCTCTCATAGAGTCGGAAATAGGTCTTGGTGGAGCAGCGCAAGTGACAATAGATGTGGAATTAAACGAAGAGTCATACAACGCCATCGCCAATGCGTCTGTAACAAAGGCTTTCAAGGAAGTGCGTAAAGATGTTGATTCTTTGAATTTGGAAATGAAGGAACTGAAACCACGTGTTGAGACGTTGGAAGAAGTTAAAACAGAAGCAATAGACCTAAAGGGCATTGATGATGCCTTTAACGAGAGCATATAGCATTACAATGAGATTTTTTACAATCTATATATCAATGTTTTATTAATTATTTTTTTTAAGAATTATGGCAAAGTATTTAGACGAGAAAGGTCTGTCAAAACTCGTTTTTAAGACCAAAGAGTATGCGGATCATTCTTCCGCAGCAGTGAAGACAGCTGTAGATGGCTATACCATCAACGGCAAAAAGATTTCCACTAACCCAGTGATTGCAAAGGCTGATGTGGGCCTGGCTAACGTGGACAACGTTAAGCAGATACCCGCATCGGAGAAGGGTAAGGCAAATGGCGTGGCAACTCTCGGCACTGACAGCAAACTTACAGCGGCACAGATGCCGGCAATGAAGACAATTAACGGTGAGAGCGTCGTTGGTTCTGGTGACATCAAAATAGACCTGTCACTCTACAAGGTTGTCACTGACTTTCCTACATCAAACATTGATGCCACGAAGATTTACTTGAAGCTTGCTTCAAGCACAGCTGAAAAGAATGTCTATGCGGAGTATATTTATACTGGTGACACAACGGCAGCATACGACGCATCAAAGTGGGAAAAATTGGGTGAGGCGCAGACATCAATTATCGTGGATACAGCACTCTCTACAACATCGACCAATCCGGTGCAGAACAAGATAGTAAACAAGGCTATCACGGACGTACGGAACGATCTTACCGCCCACACCGGCAACAAGCAGAATCCGCACGGAGTGACCAAAGACCAGGTAGGACTTGGCGACGTCACTAACGACAAGCAGATTCCCTGGTCGGAGAAGGGCGTAAACAACGGTGTAGCTGCTCTTGACGGTGACGGACACGTCAAGGACAGCCACCTGTGGGATGCCTCGGAAGGTTTCCACGGTCTCATTTCAGCAGACGACTGGAAGAGACTTGATGATGTGTACGGTGTGTACGACAGCAAAACCATGCTTGTCAAAGAGGCTGCTATCCCCACATCCGCATACGGCGTAGTTGAGTTCGGCGGAATTACATCCGGAGAAAACGTCACCATGGGAGGTTCTGCCACACGTGGAAAGATAATGTTCAACGCAACCAAGAAGTGTTTTGTTGAGGTTGTCGGCTCGACGCAATACGGTGCGATTGAAGGCTCAAACATGTTTGGCAATCTTTCCGGCGGACTGATAAAGCCTACAGCAGGAAAGATCTATTCAATGGGCACAAGCCTGTATATGCTTGACGCTGCGTCAGGCGGTCTTGTCCTCATCAACGACAGGATAGACGAGACCTACATCGAAACATTGTTCTAATTTTTAATTCATCGCTACGCTCACCTTATTGGTGGGCGTGGCTCAATTTCCTACTATGGCATATCTTGACGATAAAGGACTCTCCCACCTTGTGACGAAGCTTAAGACAATGCTTTCGTCCTATTACAACAAGGTAGAGACAATAGGTAGCGGAAACGCCATCACTGATGTCACGATAGATGGCAACAAGCTAACCTTTAAGCGCAATACGACATTTGCAACAACCAACAATAACATAACGGTTGACTCGGCTCTCAGCAGTACATCCACCAACCCGGTGCAGAACAAGGTTGTCTATACGGCTCTCAACGGCAAGGCTTCGACAACACACAACCATAACATCACATCCCTTGACAACGTAAGCGTCACATTGAAGAATACCACCACTGGAGGCTGGAGTGCTATAAGTGATGACTATGCAAAAGGCACATGGCTCAAGGTGGTCAAAGGCGCCAATAGCGCCCCCGCATGGTACGCCCAAAAATACGCAAGCGGTCTTGCTTTCGGCGTAGGCGACATCAAGGGCGTGCTGTCATTGTCGAACTCTTTGGCAAAGGTGTGCTTCGCCTCCGGCGGAACAGCCCAAGGGACTCCAAGCTGGTATTTCACATTGACAGGAACAAAAGAAGAGGAGTATAATCTTGACAATATACCGACAGGTAAAATGGCAGCGCAGGCAGAATTGTCTTCCTCAGCATCATTAACAACCGTAATAAACAAAGTAAACGCTATTATAAAAGCATTGAAGACGGCAGGAATAATGAACTCTATTTGACATGGAAATCAAAGTGAACTCGGCGTTGAAAATGTATGCTCTTGAATGCTTCAACGTTACGGCGGCACACAAGAAGGCAATGAATGGCTGATGCTGGCTGCTGTGGTGGCTGCGATAATGGGGTGAAGGAGCGGACAAGTAGCAAGTGATAAATAATAAGTAATAACTAATAAATTATAAAGTGAGAAGGATTGAACGCATTTTCGTGCATTGCACTGCAAGTAACCAGAGCTGGGGAGTGAAGGAGCTTTGGGCTGAGTTTAAGGCAAAGGGATGGAAGCAGCCGGGCTATCATTACGTAGTGACAGCAGACGGAGGCATACACCAAATGCTCGCCGTGGAGGAAGTGAGCAACGGAGTTAAGGGCTACAACGCCACTGCCATCAACATCGCCTACGTCGGCGGTATCAACCGAGAAGGAAAGAAGATTGTGGCTGTGGATAACCGCACGCCCGAGCAGAAAGCGTCCCTGCGCAAGCTCCTCGGCATACTCCGCAAGAAATATCCTGACGCAAGGATAATGGGACACCGTAGTATCTGGGGCGAGGACACGCCGAAGAAATGGCTGAAGAGCTGTCCTTGCTTTAACGCGGTAGAGGAATATAAGGACATAATGTAAAAAAAGATTGAAAGGATGGTTAATAATTTGACTACGGGGACGGGTAAGGCCGTCGTTATAGGGACGATGGGAGGAGAGGCGCTTTCGGCTCTCTTCGATCTGAGGTGGATGTTGGTGCTGATAGTGGTGCTGATAGTGGCGGACTTCTGGTTCGGCGTGAGCGAGAGTCTGCATAAACATGAGCATTTCCGCTTTTCGAGAGCGGGACGGCGAACGTGCAACAAGGCGGTGGATTACATTACATACCTCATACTCGGTTCGGTGCTCGGCTTGGCTATCTTCGAGCCGTTGGGATGGACAAACCATGTGGTGACGGCGGCGGTAGGTCTGGGCTTCGGATGTATGTGGGAGGTGGACTCCATTGTCGGACATGTGTGTGAGCTGCACGGCATGAAGAACAGATTTTCGATAAAGCGCTTCCTTATAGTGCTGATGAAGAAGAAAGACGAGGACATCGGCGAGGCTGTGGAGGAAGCGATGAAAAAGAGTGAAGAAGAATGAAGTTTTTAAGGAGAAACGGCTATGATGGACGAATTATATAGTAAATTTGTAGGAGCGCTGTGGGGAATGCTGCTTTGCCTGATGGTCAGCCTATTGACTGGCTGTGGCGCGAAGAAACCCGCGGTGTTGACAAGGACAGACAGCGTGAGGGTGACGAAGGTGGTGAAGGACACGGCGTACAAGGACCGCATCGTGCTGAGATACGTGGAGAGGACGAATACTGACAGGACAGTGAGCAAGGACTCGACGGCTACGACTGTGGACGAAGGGGGAAACGTGAAGAAGACGGAGACTTGGCACTGGAGGGACAGATACGTGGAGAACTCGCTGAACACGCTAATGAAGGACAGCTTAGAGGCGTACAAGGCGAAAGTGGACTCGCTGGCGAGCATAGGCAGAAGTCGCAACGACGTGCCTGTGCCGACGGTGAGAAAGCTGAGCTGGTGGGAAAGGAACATCGAGAAGCCCATCGCGTCTTGCATCGCTGTCATAATAACAGGTGCTTTGATTCTGCTGACTCTCAGATATGCGAGAGGAAGACTGAAGAGCAGCGGGAAGAAGGAATAAGAAAAGGAAATTGTTAGGATTGATAAATATGATTGATGGCTTTAGTTATTAGTTTTTTAATTTAAGGTTAATAGATTTGTTTCAGGTGAGCCTTGCCCGTCCGTAGAGGATAGGCAAGGCTTTAATAAAACATAAATAATCATAAATCAATGTCTTGCTCTCAAAAATAATTACTAACTTGCGTAACTACTCAGCACCCCTATAGAAAACTACTCGTTAATAAACCATAAACTTGATTTTGCTTATTTTCATCACTGTCACAAACTCTCTAATGATTGAGTCGATGAGGGCGTTGGCTGTT